TTCTCGCACAAGAAGAAAGATGATTCTTCAGAGTCTTAATTCAAAAGAAAGAAAGGGCGGAAACACGACTCCGCTCTTTCTTAAATTAATATAATAAAAAATATGAAAACATTAACATTAGATAGAATAAGTGATTCAATGATCAAAGGATTCTTATACCTATGTGTGACATGGACAGTTTGCGCATTGGCGTTCCAATTATTTTTTGTTTATCTGGAAGTTACAGGCCAACAAGAAAGAACACTAAGAATATCAAATCACCTTGCATGGAAATTTGATGGTAATTTTAAGAATACCCCAGGCAACATCTTTTACGAGGGACCTGCAAAATAAAAAATATTAAGGATGAAAGGACTTGTACTTATACCAGCATTCCTAGTAAGTTGTTTAATTTCAGAAAATGCAATTTCACAAACTATAGGGAAAACTCAAACTGAAGATTTTAAAGCAGACTTTGAAAAAAAAGCTGACATCTCTCAATATCTAGATTACGAAGGACCTAAAAAGAACATCCAATTGTTAAAGTGCGGTATTAACGACGAGACTTACGAAGCATATCCGGAATTAAAGGAAAAAAGGGTAGGACTTGGTGTAACTAATATCGTATTAGAATACCTAGACAATCTAAATCGTTTTGAATTTACAGAGGATAAAACCGAAATTAAAAACAGAATGGTTAAGCAATTCCAGGCATCACAGTCAGGTATTTCGGAAAATAAACTAGATGGCAGGGGAAAGATCAAACTTGCCGATTATTTTGTTGAAATTGAGTGTTATGATTATTCTGTTTCTGAAGATGAAACAGTAAATCTTAAAGACGGAGTAAAGAATTTATTAGTTACTCGTATTGGTTTACAAGTTAGATTTACTAATGCTGAAACAGGAGCTATTATAGCTGCTTCTGGATTGGGAGAAGCTAAGACGACAAGAGAATTAACATTTGTTTCCGATGCTACTGTTGATCCAGTTAAATTTAATCAATCAACAATTAGTATAGCAACTAAAAAAGCTTTGGATATAGCTTGCGCTAATATTCTTGGCAAGATGGTAAAGAAAGGGGTTTTCACAAAGTAAGTGTTTAAGACTATTCTTTAGTTACACGACCTAAAGTAAAGTATTAAAATGAATTTAAAAAGAAAAGGAGTTGTATTCCTTCAGATGGTTATGTTGTCTCTTTCCTTACTGGCATTTACCGGATGCAAGTATTCTAAAAAGGAAAAAGACAAGCAGGTAATGTCTAAAATACAACCAGAAACTATACACGACACTCTTCTGCTTGCGCAGGACACTATTTATATAGAAACCCCTGTTCCCTATATTGTTACTAAGGACTCAATCATTTATGTAAGTAATCCAATTGACACCCTAGCAATTTTAAAAATGTTTGTTGATAAAAAAATATTCAGAGACACACTAAGATTTGAATATGGGTATGTTGCTATTACTGACAGTGTTTCTGGAAGTTCCATAGTTTCTAGAAATTTTATACCTAAATTTAAAGTTCCAGTTAAGGAAAGAATACAAACAGTAAAGGAGGAACCTACATCTAATTTTTATCTTGGACTCAATGGAGGATTTGATAAACCAAATTATATGTACTCCTTAGGGACATCTTTACTTTACCAAACTCCAAATAGTAGAATTTACCAAATCGGTATAGGAGTGTGGAACAAGACAGATGATGGTGTGTATGGTCAATTCATCCCTTATATCCATGGGGGGGTTTATTGGAAACTTAATTTAAAGACTAAGAAAAATTAAAATCATTCTTAGACTTATGCAGCGGGTAGGGACCATTTTCTTGCGAATTTATTTCCGTAAAAGGAAGGTTAATTTGTAATTTTTCCCGGGTTTGGTACTATAGTTTAAAAAAACGTATGAGGATCGTATCAAACCCAACCCGCTGTATTTTATTCTTCGATGTCGATTGCGACGACAAAAAACTCAACGTAGAATTAGAACAGGATCTCTCAACAAATGATGTTAAGGTTAAAATCTTTTACGAGGGATCACAAATCACAGACGAGAATCTTATTTCATTAGTAACTGAATATATGCTCCAGAAGTATATAATTACGTATGATGATTCAGAAGATTCTGGTGATGCAAAAGTTATGCCTCAATCTGAGGGTGTAAGATTAGATCCTGCAATATAATTTTTATTCTATGGTAAAAGAATATGAAAATTTTATAACTGACGAAGAATGTCAGTTTATGATAGAAGCTGCGCAAAAGCAATTCATGAGAACAACTACTCTTGGAAAAGAAATTGAGGGATACCGCGTAGCTGATGGAGCATGGTTAAATGATAGCTCAGAGATTATTAAAAATTATAGAAAGAGAATTTCAGAGGTCTCCGGATTTCCTATAGAGAATATGGAATTAATCCATATTGTTAAATATGAAATAGGTGGGGAATATAAAACACATCACGATTTCTTTCATCCAGGTGAAGGATATTATGAAAGTGAAATGAAAAGAGGTGGGCAAAGAGCTAAAAGTGCTCTTGTTTATTTAAACGATGATTTTACCGGAGGTGAGACAGAATTTCCGAAAATTAATATCAGGGTAAGCCCAAAGAAAGGTAAGCTTGTTTTATGGGACAATACCTTTGAAGACGGCAACCCAGATCACGATAGTCTTCACGCGGGACTTCCAGTTATCTCTGGAACGAAATACATTGCAGTTATTTGGATAAGATTTGGGAAATTCATTTAAAACATTTTTTATTACGCATTCTTGATTTTATATTTGTAAAAATTACAAAAATTGGCTCACGATATAATTGCAAAATGTAAAAGATCTGGTGAAAGAATTTCTTTCATTTCTATAGGTGCCTTTAATCAAGGTAAATCCTGGATATTATATGAATCCCTAAACTGTACAGATTTTAATACGGGGGTATCAGGAAATGGAGGTTCTGCTGTTTTGTCGGAGGATCAGCTTAGAATTTCTCTTTCCAAGTTTAATTATCTAAAGGGAGAGCCTGTCGATGATATTAAATATACTGTGGAATCGTCATCCCCGTGCAAAAATGCAAGGGGGATTTTTAGTAGGGTATTAAGAGCGATAGGCACCAAAAGCAAACAAGAAGATATTAGAATAAATCTTGATACTGAGGCTTTGGCTGACGTGGAAAGATTCATAGGGGCCCTCCAAGGAAAGGGGGATGTCGTAATACAGTTTGCTTAAAACCTTGATTTTTTCATATTTTTTGGAACCTTTTTGAATTTTGGGTCTATAATATGTGTATATTAATTATTTAAAAACCTAAATTTCAAAAAAATGTCAAATTCAAAAAACACTGCTAAAAGCAAAAAAGCAACAACAAATCCCCGTTCTAAGTCAGTAATGCAAATGACCGCTGGTGGTAGAAAGCTAAAGAAATATAGCTCTATTCGTCAGGCTGGTTTAACCACAGGAGTAGATCCTAGCAGCATTTCAAAAGTTACTCGCGGAGTTCTTCAGAGTGCTGGTGGTTTCCGTTGGCAGACTGTCTAAGACGTCTAAATTATCGAAAGGACTCCTTTTTTAAAGGGGTCCTTTTTTGTTTTATCATTAAATTTGCTCAATGATCTTCGATTTTTATGAGAATTTCTCTGGGATCTATCCTCTAAAAAAGGCAGATCTCTTGCATCCTGACCGCGAAAGACTTGGATATTATTGGGATTTTGAGGATTTTATTGTTGAGCACCAAAAGGGTAAGGGGCTGGTTTTACAGGGATTTATGATCTCCTCCGAGGAGGATCTTTCTAATTTCGTAAAAATGTTTGACCGAGCGTTTTTAACATTCTCCATAGGATCTGTTATTAAGAATGCACTCTCTGATTTTATTCTTTGGAATTCGGATCTTGTGAAGAATTTAGAAAGAAATACGGTTGCCGAAATTAAATTACAATTCTCTGATAGAATAAAAGAAAGAAAGAATTTTTTATTTTCTTTAAATAGTTCTTTGAAAAATGGTAACATTTGGATAGCTACCAATAATTATTGGAGCATGTTGGTTAAAAGGGATATTGAAGGTTTTTGGGGGAATGGAGTTGAAATTAAAACACTTCCTGACGATTTTTCGATCATGAATAGAAAGGACGTTTGGGAAGAAGTAGATTTGCTAGGTCCCCTAGAATTTGAGCCAGAAATGGCTTGGCAGGAGCTTTCTTTTTCCTATCCTAATTTAGTGAAGTATATAGATGAAGAAACCAGACAAAAATCGGGAATTGATTTTCTCGACCAATGTCATGGTTTTGGTCTAATCTAAGACTATGGATGATATTAGGAAAAACCCCGGGGATAAATGTTATATTTCCTTTTTATGAGATCTATTCGGAAAAAAATCCATTAGACATTAGAGAATTATTTAATGATCCTCAAAGGGAAAAGTATGGCTATTTGTGGAAAGATTTATATCCCTCTATCATCAAACAAACATCTAAGCAGAGATATCACAGAAAGCCTTTTGTTGGGATTTACGTTTCGAGCTACGAAGAAGCAGCGATCTGCATAAGTCTTTTTAATCGGTATTTTTATCTCTCTCTTATTTCAAGATTTGACTGGTTTTTAAACAGTTTTTCCCCAGCTGGAATATATCACAGAAAAATGCTCGAGTCCGGATATGACCGGGATGAGATAATATGGATAGGCTTTTACGAGTATTTAAAAGACTGCTTCAACTATTATTACGTCCCGTTTAAAAGATTCTTAGCATCCAAAAGACCAGACAAATGCTGGGTTTCCTTCGACCCCCAGCCGTTGTCGCCGAAAGATCCGGTTTATTCGGATTTTCTGTGCGGAACCCCATCCGTCGAGGTTTTATCCTATGGATATCAAAACCATCTTACCACAGACACTTGGGAAACCGCAATAAAAGAAGGGCCTCTAGAACATCCCGAAATCCCTATTTTAAAGGATTTCATAGATTATTTTCCCGGAACAGTAAAATACATTCCTGAAAATATCTTTGAAAAAATAGAAATAGGAAATCTCAGAGAGCTAAAAGATTTTGGACTTATATAAAATATAGAATGGAAGAGAATGAAATTAAAGAAACAACAGTTTCTCCAGAGGTTGAAGAAAGAGGAAAGATCACAGATCTTGATGTCGCCAAAAAAATGCTAAATCTTAAGCAGAGCGCAGATTCCAGGAACATCAAATTTGATCTATCTTTTCTTGTACTTAAAAACCTAATGGAGCAAAAGAAGTGTTTCTATACAGGAAGGGTTTTTGATGGGAAGGGAGATTATGCATTAAGCATAGACAGAATAGACAATAAAATAGGATACATTGATGGAAATGTGGTAGCTTGCACTGTTGAAATCAACCGTAAAAAAACTGACATTACTATCGAGGAGATAGAAATGATTTATAAAGCGATAAAAAAAGCTAAAAAAGGATCGGGCGATTCCGGTGAATAATATATGAATACCTCGGATATTAATTTAAGAAATGCTAGGGCCATAGTAAGTTGGTGCTCCAATAATTTGGGGAAATCTAAATGCCGTAACAATTCTAAATTAACTATCTCGATCTCTAGAAAGGTTAACTGTAAAGGCCTTTACGAGGAGAATGGCGAGGCTAGTAAAATTTATATTAATCCAGACAGACATCGGAGCTTTAATGAGTTTATAGACACTGTAATACATGAATACACGCACTTTTTACAGGGTCTTAGATTTTATGATCAAATAATGGAGATAACCGGCTATGACAAGCACCCGATGGAGCACTCATCGAATCTAGTAGCAGACATCCTCAAGAAAAAGTGCAGGAAGGATCTTTTTTAAAATTAGGCAAAAATCCCTTACATTTACAGGGTAAACATCGGATTTAGGGGCTGGGACCCCGTTAAAAAAGAAACCAAATGGACGGAAAAAGATGGACAAAGGAAAAGGAGGATTTTTTACTTGCAAATTATCAATCGCTATCTTTCAAGGAGCTTTCTGGGGCTTTAGAAAGAAGCATAGAGGGGATCAGATCCAAACTTAAAAGGATGGATCTATCAAAAGAACCAGCAAACAAGAAAGACGGGAGAAACAATTTGATTTTAAAACCATTAATTGGAAAATCCTCTGTTCCTGCTAAAGTTTATAGAAGAAAGCCTAAAGTTTTTGAATCTAAACCTACGGTAGAGATGATAGCTGTTCACATCGACAGAAAAACAACCATCTACATTAAAAAGGGGGAAAATCCAGAAACAGCTAGATCCAACTATTTCAAAAAAAGAGAAGAATATTTATTATCTAAAAAATAAAGATATGAATTTTATAAAGCACGGTAAAAAGAGAATTAATTTGGAGGAAGTAGCCTTTATTATAGAGAAGGAGTACCGAAGAATGTCAGAAAATCCCTCCGAAGAATATAAAGACATCTACTCTTTAGATTTTATTTCCAACGGTAAACATTTAGTTTCTATCGACTTTGAAATCGAAGAAGAAAGAGACAAGTTTATGAAGTGGGTAGATCAGAAAATAGGAACTGAGCAGATTAAATCCTAGTGAAACTAAATCTGATTCTTGCGTATAATAATTACGTAAGAATCAAATTGAAAAGATCCACACACTATGAAACCTACCCATCTTCGGTCTCTGATGTTACCGAAAGACTTTTAGAAGGGCTAGAAGAAGCTGAATTTTTTGAAAAAGAAGGAGCAGATTACGACGTTACATTTAAAAGATTTGCAGATTTTTTCCTTACCCGTTGGGTTAATGGAGAAGATATGGAGGATTTTCCGGAAGAAGAATTTAGCGATATTCTTAATCGATCTATTATAGAATCAGATATTAAGAGATTAAGCGACAGAAAATTATTAGATTGTATAGAAGACGAGAGTGGTGAAACTCTATATTTTGTTACAGAGGAAGGCAAAAAAGAAATGGAAAGACTAAAATCAAAATAGATTAGTCAAATTTCCCAAACACTTTTTCGATCTCTTCCCTTAGTGCTTCGTCCATTAGAATAAGTTCACATTCCCCTATTTCATAGTCTTCAAGACCTTCCCCGTATTCCAGATTGGCTGTATTATCGTTTAGATACTCTTCTACTGTATCATCTTCAAATCTGAAATCGTCTGTTATTGGAACTCTTGAAACCCCATCCTCGTCATGTTCCAAGTAAGCAGGGAGCCAAGCATAATCATAAAATTCGCTTTCTTCAATATCAGCATAATAGAAAAAATAAAGCTTTTTAGTGCTGGTGTTTCTTACAACTGCTGCCCCGTCCTTGTCCCAGTTTTTAACGATTTCAAATATTTTATATTTGGCTTTTTTAGAAGGTCCAATTTCTAAGCCTTCGTCATCGTCATACGACTCATTTAATTGAATAAAATCCCGGAATTTTTTAATTCTCATATCTCTATTTATCCGAAATAAAATTGAATTTTATGTCTATATAAATAAAAAGTAAAGATGAATAATTTAACTTGGTCTGGAAATAGCCCCGCAAAGAAATCTGAAATCATCAAGGATGAGACTAAGACTAAGAAGAAGGTTGATTATAAGAAGGAACTTTTAGATCTAGAAAGAGTACTCGAGAAAATAGAGGAAAAATACGAGATGCGCCCGACAAATCCCGTTTCTAGTTCTATTGTTAATTTAAAATCATCTATAGAAGCTCTTAAAAAGGAGATTGAGAATATGAAATATATGGATGGTAAAAGAAGTGATAACTGAGAGTGATTTAAAAGCTATGTCGCTCAAGTTTGTTAAGGAAAGATTTGGATATTGTAATCTAAAAGAAGCTGCTTCTCGCTCAGAAATAGATCTTGGAAGTCATCGAATTTCTTTTGAGGCAGGGATTGTTATTCTCTTGCTTTCCTCGGGATACGTTAAGATTGGCAAAAAATACATTTTAAAAGATGGAAAAAAAGATAATATCAATGAATAAGGAGGAGCTCCTGTCTTACAGAAATCATGGATATATGACAGTAGGAACACTGAAAAAATTCATAGAGGATCATCAGATATCAGACGAATCAATAGTTGTAGTTCAGAGAATAGAGGATCTTTATTATGAAGATCATGGCTGGAAGGTTTACCTAAAAGAAGCAGAGGGATCTAATTGGATGAAATCGTATAACGATGCACTGGATAGAGGTGAATTTGACGACAAGGAAAAATATCCTGATTTCAAGGACGAGATGAGAGTAAAGTTTACAGAGCAACAAATAACAGAAGCTAGCTCTCAATATCATCCTGCTTGGTGTCCAGTTCTCTATGAGGACGATGGAAAAGAGATTCTCTTTTTAGATCTACATTATTAATTATGAGAGGTAGAAAAATTTGCATAATCATACCTTCTAGAATGGGAAGTTCTAGATTTCCCAATAAACCACTAGAAGATATTGGTGGAAAATCGATGATAAGAAGAGTATACGAAAGATGCACAGAATCAGTAGCAGATTCTGTGATAGTATCAACCGAGGACAAATCAATATACAACCATGTCACAGAATTTGGGAATTGTTATATGACGCCCAAGTTTGATAATGGAACTCTCCGTGTATGTCACACCGCATTAGAAATGTCCGGGGATTTTGATTACATAATAAATGTCCAGGGTGACGAACCTTTTATCGATCCAAGTTTTTTAGATAGACTAATAAATCAATTGATTTTCTTCAGAGGAGGTACAATAATAACAGGTGCAACTGAATTGAAAGAGGAGGACATGTTAAACAGATCTTCAGTAAAAATGATAACTGATATGAATGACGATGTGATATCTTTTACTAGATCCCCCTTCTTTGGAAAAAATAAGAACATATTTAAACACGTTGGAATATACGGATTTCATAAGTCAGATATTGCAGAGATATCAAAGTTGAATCCCTCTCCCGGATCCACTGCTGAACAATTGGAACAGATTAGATGGATGGAAGAAGGATATAGAATGAAATACACACTTTCTTATAAGGAAACAATTGCTATCGATACACCGGAAGATTTAATAAGAGCCAAAGATCTAATGATTAAGGAAAAAATGCCTTAAATTGCATCAATAATCAGATAAATATACATATGAAAATTTATGTTGATCTAGATGGAACAGTGTGCGATTTAAACTCAGCAGTCCAACGTTTTAGAGAAGATAATAAAGATCTTCACAAAGAAAGTATCAAATTTAAATATCCCTGGTCAGATCCAGGATTTTTTTTGAACCTAAGTCCTTTACCGTCAGCAATCCAATCTGTTAACGAGCTAGCATCTAAATATGATGTATGGTTTTTAAGCAGACCTTCCTTTAAGAACACACACTCCTATACAGAAAAAGCCGAATGGGTTAAATCGCATTTTGGATATGAGATGCAAAAGAAATTAATTCTTTGCGGTGACAAATCTCTCTTAAAAGGAAGAATCCTCATTGATGACCAGGATAATGCAAATCAAAGGATGTTTGAGGGAATTTGGATTAAGATCTTTAGCGAACAATTTCCTACCTGGGAATCTGCTATTATGAGAGTCCAGGAAATATCAGGTTTTGGGATAAATACATTGTGATTAAGCTTTTAAAATATGCTCAGTTTTTAAACGAGTCTAATTCTAGCCCAGAAGAATTCAATGATCTCCCCTGGGAAGAAGATCTTAATAATGGGATCAAGCGTCTTTTGGACATAAAGGACGAATTGGAAAACACAGAAGTAGGATCAGGTAGATATAGATTCAATATCAAAATATACGAAGGTTTTGATTTGCAAAAACTTGCATCAAAAACAGGAAAAAGTGAGGATTTTATCTATGATGAATATAACCAATTTATTTCGGATAGACTAGAGGGATTTATCGAGGATCTTGAACAGGAGTATGATTGGATAGAAAATATAGGTCAAGATGGTAGATCAGGTGGATGGCTAGTAATAGAGACATCAAAAAATCCTGATGAGATTTTAAACGATATTGAATATTTAACTGACGATTATTCCTCGATAAAGGAGCAGTATGATTTTCCTCTTAGCGAGGAAGAAATGGATGATATTAATTTTTATCTAGAGAGCAACAAATCTTTATATGATTTTGGCTTAGCAGAAAAACCACAAATTGTGAGGGATCTCTATGATACTTGCAAAGAAACAATCAAGCTTATTGATGGAGCGATAGAGGACTGGGAGAATTTTATTGGTGCAATGCATGATATAGATAGAAGTATTAAAATCTCCAAGGGCTTAGTACCCCACGAGTTTGAATCTTATTTTTTAAGTTTTTATGGGAAGGATGATCAGAAGGTTTAAGGAAGATGAAAATCCAGTTGATGCTGTCATGGAGGTTAAAGATCCCGAAATGATTTACGAGATCATAAGAGGGGTATTTTATGGAATAGCTAAAGGATTAGAGGAGGTAGATCTTTTTGAGGTCCAAGTTGGGAATGAGAATAAAGTTTTCTCCGTTTCAAGAAATCAGTGGGAGAAAGCTCTTAACAAATGCTTAGAAGAAATGATAGAAATAGAGGACTACGAAACATGTTCTGAAATAAAAAAGGCTTTATCCATTTTGTCTAGAAATATATAGGATCATGAAACATATACAGATATACGAAAACTTTGAACCCAGGTTTGATCCCAATTATAATCCAAAAGATTATAAGATTTTAAATCCGGGTCAGATCCAGCACTATAGGCAGGTTTTCAGACTGAGACCTGCTAGAGAAGTTGATTATGCATGTAAGGTTTTGGACTCCATTGAGAAGAAAGGCGGAAAAACTTCATTAAAACAATGGAATGTGATTCAAAGAACGTATCACGGGGGAAATTATCCAGTAGATTATTAATGAGACATCTTTTTGAATACTATGAATTTGATCAGCTTTCGGATTCAGCGAAGGAAAATGCTATCGACAACGTCAGGGAGGAGATGTACAGGGGAAACTGGATTGGCGATATGGATTGGGTTATAGATGATGATTCATTATTTGAACCATCAGAGGAGGAAATGACTGCACTGTTTGGTCCAGATTATTACGAGAATAATGGGAATCGACATATGATCGAAAATACCCGTAAAAATATCTCCCTTGTCAGTAAAGAAGATCCTAATTATTATATTCATTGTGCAGATGCCTTAGATGTTTCCAATGATAATCTTTTTTTAAGATGGCTTGGAATTCCTAATAAATTTAGAAAGTTCACATATTACACATTTAGGGATTCAGGCAGATCAACCGATACCTCGATAGAGTTTGAGATAGATGATGAAGAATCCTTAATAGAAAAATTCGGTAAAGAGGGAGTGGACGAACTTTATACCTATTTTGAATCTGCAGAAGAAAAATTCAAAAAACACATGGATTGGGTGCTAACTAGAATCTCAAATAGCTATTCCGAACAATTTGAGGAAAGTGGGGTAATTCATGCCATACAATCTAATGAAATAGTGTTTGATGAGGATGGTGAAATAGACGAAGAGAACTACTAATCTCATTTTAAATACCCGAGAAATTATTTTACATTTGTTAATATAAGACATACTTAAATTTCTCTCTTTGGGGCAAGAAGCAAAAAATTTTAATAAATTACTAGAAAAGAACGGGTCTCTTTATGTGAGAAGCGGCAAGAATTTTAAGCCTACTTTTGATGTTAATGAGTACGTAGAAAAGTCAGTAAAGTGGGCATTTTCGCAAAAATATTTTCATGATGATGAAGAGGAAAGAACCCCTAGACAAAGGAAGTGCGATGCTACGCAAGGAAAAATAGGAGAGTTTGCAGTTTATAAAATGTTAAGGGAAAAAGGCTATGATCTAGAAGAGCCGGATTGGACTACAATTAGAGATAAAGGACAATTTGATGATGGCGATCTTCGCCTCGGTGATCTTAATATTCAAATAAAAACACACACTAGTAGAAACGATCTCCTTAAATTAAAAAAAGAACAGTTCGATTCAAACGGGATTTATCATAACTGGGGAAAGAAAGAACCAATACTTTATACGTATTTTTTCATGTGCAGAATAAACACAGGAGTAAGAAGTGCTTTTGAATCTTTGAGCGATGAAGAATTTACCTTAGAGAATGTACTAAATCTCATACCGAATATTAATTTTAGAATCGAGGTGACCGGATTTATAAACATAAAAGATTTTAGAAAAATCATAGCAGAGAATCAATTCATTCCAGTGAACGTCAAAATAAATAATTCATTTTCATTCAAAAAAGAATTCTACTACTGTCAAACTGGTGACCTCAGGGGAATAGATGAAATAAGTAAGAAAAAATGATAGACATAGTTATACTTAGTTACGCTGCAAATGAAGAATTGCAAGAAGAAACTAAAAAATGTTTAGATTCTTTGTTTGAATCTGAAGAGAACGCTAAAGATCTTTTTAATGTTTATGTTTTAGAATCGCAAGAGAATGTTTCCTGGGATCAATACCCAAACACAAAAACCGTTATTCCGCCGAAGCCGTATGGGTATCACAAGTTCATGAACTATGGAAGAAAATTAGGATCAAGTGAATATGTTTGTCTGTGCAACAATGATTTAATATTTAAAAAAAATTGGGCTTCTGAAATTTTAAATTTTGCAAAAAGACATCCTGAAATTCCTTCTTTTTCCCCAATGTGTCCAAAGACCCAACCACTATATGGTATTCAGGAAAACAGTGGATACCACATAGGCCATCAAATAAGAAAACACATCTCGGGATGGTGTATTTTTCAAAGAAGGAATATTTATGAAATTATAGGAGATCTCGATGAAAGATTTACCCATTGGTTTTCGGATAATGATTATGCATTAACTCTGCACATCAATCATTTGCCTCATTGTTTAGTCTCCTCTTCTATAGTAGAGCATCATGATAAAAATATAGGAAAAACAGGTCCAACTGTTCTTTCTGAGCATGAAATGTTTCAGGCTACATTGGGAAGCCAAGGAATTTTTATTGAAAAGTGGAAGGATCTGCTGCGCTGATTAAATATATAATCAGATGGAAAACCTAAAATCTTATAAAAAATTCATTCTTAACGAGGGTCTTTTAGATCAACTACTTGGAAGGGAAGGGGCAGAAAAGCAAAATCTTCCTATAGAATCTCAAGTTAAAGAGGTTTCTACTAGGACCTTAATAGATGATTTGGCTAAAAAAATTAACAGCGCTGAAGACTCCCCCGTTTATGTGTTTACCCAGTCTGATCTTACTCAGGAAATTTACATATCTGTCGAGCTTTTTGCAGAAGCTAAAAGACTTGGATTTGAATTAGAAAAACAGGGAACCTTATATACGCCAGCAGGTAGATACTCATATTCAGTTTTGGATTGCTCAATTATGCAATCTTTTGATATCGAGAAAATAAAATATGACCTTTCCGGAATTCTTAGAAAGAATGGGGCTGAAAATGTAAAAACCATTATTGAGTTTGCAAACATTTCCTCCTTAGTTAAGGAGCAGATCTCCAGCATTTGTAATTTCATATCTTCCAGACAAACTACTGACTACACATTAAAAGGAGGAGACTTTTTTATCGTATCGGATAATAGTAGTAATCAAAAGGGAGGAAAGGATTTCTCTCAGATAATCTCATCATTTTTCCCGAAAATTCAAATCGAAAAATTTAAACACATTTTCTCAGAATCTGATGAAAATCCAGCATAGGCTAGTACTATAAATAGTATCCAGTTTTATGCTTAAAGAGTTTAAAATATCATTTAGAATATCTCCATTTCAAGAATTTGAAGAAGGATCCCTTGTAACATATAGAAACGAGAATCTTCTGGAATATCTGAAAGAAACCCTATATTCAAGATCGAATTTTTTCTATATAGAAGCTTGCGACTGGGAGAAATATAAATGTAAAATTTCTAATGGAATAGATTCACTAGAAACAACTCCTGATCAGTTAATAGAGGTTGTTGCTTATGTAGAGGAAATCTCAAAGACTGGAGCACATCTTCCATATGGGGAGAACCGATTGGAGAATGTTATAAGATGGCAAGAGAATTTTAATAATCAGGAATCATATATTATAGAAGACCAAAAAATGGGAATTTTTCTAGAGGATAATACCTTTTATGAAGATAGTTTTAAATTAGTAGAACAGCCAACCAGTATAAATACTGTTTTAAAAATCTATAAAATGGCAAGATTTATAGACGATAAGATATCATCCATTATCTAAGATAAATATGTTATACAAAATATAAGCAGAAAAAAATGAATAGATTAGACAACGAGAACTTTTTCGAAACAATCAAATCATCAAACAAGTGTGTTGTTGATTTTTTTGCAGAGTGGTGTGGTCCATGTAAGGCTATGAATCCAATATTGGAGAGTGCGGAAAAAGAATTAGGTGAAGGTATGATTTTTAAAATAAATATAGAAGAGAATCCGGAGTTAGCAGAAAAGCTTGAGATTAGATCTATTCCTACTTTTATTTTTTACGAAAATGGAAAAGAGGTTACAAGAAAAATAGGAATGGTGCAGAAAAACTTTCTAATAGAATCTCTATCATAATGAAAAAAATTAAAACATATTCATCCTTCATTAACGAAGACAATCACGAGCAAATTCCTGGTGGCAAATCTTCCGGAATGACATTGATGGACATAGCTAAGATGCATGCTTATGATGATTCCTCAGATTCCACCTCTGAAGGATCAATACAGCAAATGTTAGAGCTACTTAGTGGACAACTCGAAAGGGGCAGAAAATATGAAATGGAGCATACCAATAACCCCGAACAAGCTGAGGAAATAGCTTTAGATCATTTAGCGGAGGACCCAGAATATTATAACAAACTGGAAGCTGCGGGCTTAGCTGATTAAAAAACCTTTAATTTTTTTTCAAAAATGAAGGAAACCTTTTATATTTGCGATATATAATAACCAAAGATCTTTAAAATATTGGAATTTTGATTCGAAGCGGCAGGCTTGGTTACATCAACAATTATAAATCAAGAGCAATTTTGATGGCCTCATTGTCATCAAAAGCAGATGTCAATCCTTCCCTATCAGGTAAAGACTCACTGGTCGCAAGAGCGACTCGTTACAATGATATGGTATTTCTAGTTGAAACTAGGGGATCCAATCACCATACGATTGGAGATTCGCTGACTTAAGCAGCAACCACCAAACTGGTAATTCTCGAACAAAAAACCAAATTTAAAAATACTCTCCGAAGCGGGACTGGGTGTTACTTCAAAGCAAACGAAAAAAAAAACACCCTCTCAATATTCTCGGTAAGTTTCTTTATACTAGACTAAAGTATTATGGAGGCCTATCGAGAACCGATAAGGCCTTTTTTATTTTATCACCATAATAAAACTTAGTTATGTCTAGATTATCAGAATACTCATCAAAAGAAAGATCAAGCGTGAGAAAGCACGAAGATACCATAGTGGAGAACTTTATGGGAGGTAACTCATACACATTAAGTCCCCTGCAAACCCTCAAGATTGTGGCTGCTAGTTCCATCTTTGGAGAGCCTCAATACTATAGAGACGGGTTAAACACAACCAAGACTATTAAGAATCATTCCACTATTCTGGAATATTCAATTCTTAAAGATTTATTTAAGGATAATACCACCGCTGTAGATGTGTTTACGAGCGCAATCGATCGTGCCTTAGATTATGACTTCAAAGGAACTTTAGACTTAGCTACGGAGCTAAGAACAGTGTTTTACATGAGGTTAAATCCTTCTGTTATTTTTGTTCGTGCTTCTGTGCATCCAGGGAGATCAGAATTTAATGAAAAGAACCCAGGTTATATGAAAAACGTGGGAAAATCGATCGCTTCTCGCCCGGACGATCTAACCAACCAGTTCGATTATTTCATGTTTTTGAACAAGTCTAAAAACAAGTTAAGTTCTTTGATCAAAAGAACATGGGCTGAAAAATTACAGGAATATTCCAGGTATCAATTAAACAAATACAAAGGGAAAAAACTAATTGATTTGGTTAGAATTTCCCATGCTTTTAGCCCAGATATCGATGAGCTAATGAAGACTGGAACATTAAAGGTAGAGGAAAGTGAAAGAACTTGGGAGAATTTAAAATCTGAGGGAAAGACCTGGACTGAAATTTTAGAAAAAATTGAAATTCCACACATGGCTCTTTTAAGAAATCTGAGGGGAATTTTCACTGAGATCAATGATGCAGAGGTTGCTAAAAGTGTAGCAGAAAAACTTAAGTCTGGGGTATTAAACGGAAAGCAATTTCCTTTTAGATACTGGTCTGCTTATAAAGCTATTGGGAAAGAGAACGATGTTAACCATAAAGGAATTCTAATGGATGCCCTGGAGGAGTGCATGGATATTGCAGTTGATAATATGCCAAAGCTAAAAGGTAAAACAATTTCTCTTTCTGACAATTCAGGTTCTGCCTGGGGTTCATGTAATTCTGAATATGGATCTGTTTATGTAGCTGAGATTGCAAACCTATCTTCTTTGATAACAGGTAAGAACTCAGAAGAAGGAGAAATAGGATTATTTGGTGATCGATTGATTGTAGAACCTGTTTCTAAGAGAAACGGACTTCTTTCGCAGCTTAAAAAAGTTAATGCTGTTGAACAGGGGGAAGGAAGACTTGGGGGAGGAACTGAAAATGGAATTTGGATATTCTTCGACGATGCTACCAAGAATAAAAAACACTACGATAATATCTTCATCTATTCAGATATGCAAGCTGGACATGGAGGATTATACGGAACAAATCCCAAGGAATATAAGGATTTTATTCATGGGGGAAATGGAAGACACATCGATGTACTTGCTTTAGTTTCTAAATACAGAAAGGAAGTAAATTCTAAGGTCAATGTTTTTAGTATTCAGGTTGCAGGATATGACAACTCTGCTCTTCCTGAAAATCTATACAGGGGAGCAATTCTAGCAGGATGGACAGGCAAAGAACCGATTTTTGCTAAAGCTATTATCGATACATGGGATCAGATAGAATCCAATCAATAAATTTAAAAGGATCTTCGGATCCTTTTTTATTGGATATATAAAGTATGAAAGTTATAGATCACTTTGGACTTATTGAAAGACTTAACGTTTCCTTTTCTGAATTTAAAGATCCCAGAGACGGAAAGGTCTACCAAACAGTAAAAATAGCAGGGGTAGAATGGTTCAGGGATAATCTCAATTTTGATGATACCGAAGAGTTTGGAAACGTAGGAATTTTACAAGACGTATTTTCGATCGAAATGCCTTCGATTGAAGTCCCTGGGAGTAGTACATGCGGCAGATTATATTCTTTCTCTGCAGCTCAGGAAGCTTGTCCAGAGGGATGGGAAATACCTAAAAGGGATGATTTTATAGAATTATACAAAAAGATCGCACAAAAAGATCCTTTTGACTGGAAGGATCCTGAAAGAGCGATGTTCTTTTATACCTGCTATGGAAAAAATTCCATTCTAGGGGTAAAAGATTGCGGATATTACGACAATCTTGATTACACAACAAAAGATGGGGTTAAGAGGACAAAAAAATTTATAAATAAACCCGGATGGGGTCACATCTTCACGAGCACCTCAGGATCATTGATCAACGGAGGATCTGTTTTTGTTTATAGATCAGATTATAAGCATGGAGTTGAAGATGTAAGATATGGTTTTTATCCGGTTAGGCCAATTAGAAAAAATATATAAGACATGGACACTGAAATGAAAAGATTTTATGATTTCTTAAACGAGATGAAAAAAGGATACGGAGACGATTTTTCGCTAAGAGATATAAAAAAAGGAGAAATTGTTACTTACATGGGAACTAGATATCACGTTGTAGATTCCAATGAAGTTGTTTTAGAGCTATCTAAAGACAAAGAAGCAAAGCCGGGCGAAAAAAAGAATCTTTTAGTGAACAGAAATATGTTTAGACAAAACGGAGCTATTCCTGATCAAAACTGATATATAAAACATAAAACTATAATAATGAAACACATTAAAACATTCGATTTGATAAATGAGGAGTTTGAAGCTCAGACAGAGCAAGAAATTTACGCAGAATCTTGGAACCCTTCCGAGGTTGCAGATGCAGATTATGATTTAATCTGGGCCAACACTCAGGGAGAAACAGTTTCGGCTTCTTTCGCAGCTTCCCCTGGACCAATTATGAATGACGCAGACGGATCTGCTATTTCTATGTTTGATAGTGTAAAAGGAACATCCACAGACGGAAATGACTATGTAGCAGAGGCTGTTTATCAAGAGACAAAAGAGGAAGGCAAATATGCTATTGTCTCTTTTATTATTCATACGGTGTAATTAATTACAGATAAAAAATAAAAGGCTGTTTCATGAAAAGACAGCCTTTTTTAGTGGAAACATAAAGGGTCTATTTTGATATAATTACTGACTTTAAGTATCAAAAAGAGTTGTTTTTTATTTAGATACATACTAGCAATATAAGAGTAAATAGTAAATGGCACTGGTAATCTACACTAAATTAAAGGAGCTACAAATACAAGAAAAAGAGATCTACGAGTTCGGTAATTGGCTAAGAAGCTTTACTAACGAATCAACCTGGGAGGACGATGATGAATACATGGGTGATTATGAAGAAGAATCTGAAGCTCCTACTAATCAAGATGGCGATATTATGGAATATCCCTGGGATGATTTTTACTATGTGATTATTCCCGATAATTTAGAAGAGCTTGAAGAAGCTAAAGAGGTGGCAGAAAGTCTTGGTGTTTATTCAAGATTTGATGTTTATGATCTAAATAGGGTATTTCTGGTGGTCAAATAAAAACCACCCAAATACTTTAGATATATAAAAAAAAAGAACAAAAATGGCTTTACAAATAAACCAGGAGATAGAAACACTCAACAAAGGGATCGTTCCTACCCCGTACCTAAGGATAGAATCCTATAGGATCGATAAGATCCTGGGATACATGATCGTACAAGTTGCTTTGTTCTCCAGTAAAGCTGATGCCGATACTAATAAGTTCGTTTATGCTGATGATATTACGGATCCTTTAGGAAGAACAGGACAGACTGGACCTATCGCGGTTTCTATAAGTTATAATGATGAGAGCATAAATTATCCAACTCTGTTGGAATTTCCTCTGACTGTATCAGAGGATGTTTCTGAAGATATCTACGAATCACAAGAAATCACCAACACAATAACATACAATGATTTCGACGAAAACGGAAATATAGTAGAAAAAACCAGAGAGGAGACAACAACACAGAGGGTTAAAACCGGAACTAGAACAGTTACCAAATCACGAATAGATTTGTCTGTTATTGATGGTGATCCTTATGGCTGGGCATACACTAAAGCAAAAGCAGCATACGAAGAAATTTTTGGAGTAGGTAATGTAACTGATTGTTAATTTATGAGCGTAGTTTCTATAGGTAGTTCTAACATAAACATGGGTAACCAGGGTGGATTAGCCGGTACCGGCCAATTGTCCAATCTTTGGGGAGGTACCTCTAGTGTGAGCCTTAACAACATATGGACTGCTAAGGTCTACGCTAGGAAAACTGGTCAATCCAACTTTGGATACTTTTCGAGCAAAAAATTCAGATGTATCAGATTAACAAGTAATGACTATGGTAAGGGGAATGTTGCATTTGCATATCCAATTATACTCACAGGCGGGGGAAGTAGTGTAGGTGACAACTATGCATGGGATTACAGTGTTTATAACTATGTTACAGTATCAGCAACTGCTACATACCCATATACTTTTCAATACTGGGTAACGGTTTCTCCTAGCTCGGGAACGATTTTAAGTTACAGCTCATCTGTGAACCTTTACAATACTGATTGGACAACTAATTATATTGTACAAGCTTATTTTGCTTAAACCCTTATATCAGATCCTTTATTAAAAATCTAGGAAGGGTTTTTTCGTCGATGTGGCATACACCATTAGACTCAAGATCCACAAAAGAAGGATTTCCCCCGAATAAATAATTTATATCTTTAAAATACCTGTTTAAGTGTTGTTGATTCAGAGTTATTGGGGGTATATTATTGTACCTTTTTGTAAAAAAATCATAGTTTAAATCTATCACTTGTAAAACATCTTGGTATGTTTTATTCACGTCTGTATAATTATTAGAAGCTATTATAGATGTGTTATTTAGCTCTTTAAAATCGAGGGGATTATTAGAATACATTTTATACAATTCGGTAAAGTCATTGATCTGTCCCTCTGTTAGTTCGTGTTTATAGCACAAATTTAATTTTTTTGGTTCTATGATACTGTTTAGTTTATTAAAATCATTTACAATCAGATCGTTATCTAAATGAATAAAGGGAGATGAGATTGATGATAAAACTTTAAGCTTAGGATATGACCATAAGTTGTTTCTTTTATATCTTTCCTCTATATTGAATTCTATCCACTCATATTTCATTCCCCTCCCAATAAAATAATCTGAATCAGAATAGATCAAAGGAACTATACTCTGCTCGTTCAGTTTTTTTATAGAATGGTTCAAATAAATTTCTGTAACTTCTTTAAGTCTGATTGGTAAATATGTAAATACTATTTCCATTTATATTAAAGACCTTGATTTAATTTTTGTTTTGTCCGATGCTTTTATTTTAACCCTCCACATACCCCTTTGAAGTTCATCATAGGTGTCAATTAATCCATATTCATCGCAAATTCCGGATAGGTCAGATTCTACTAATCTGCAATAATTCCAAATTTTGTTGTAATATTCATTTATAAAAACATTCCTATTCTTACAATAATCATGAACACATATGTAATCACCTCTTTTAATTAGTGGTGCGTAATTTATAAAATCAGTAATTTTATTGCCTCCGTCGCAAAAAACAATTGTTCTTCCGTTTGATTGTATAAATGGAGCCATCGTGTTTCTTATTAATTCTTCCGAATTACTATCATGTATTATACTTTGGACATTTTCTTTAAAATTATATGAATAAAAATCTTTGGTTTCCACTGTTATAATTTTACTATACGGACATATATCAGACAAAAGATGTGTCAATCCCCCGCATGCAGTACCTATTTCTACTATATTATCCGGTCTAACATCATTTAAAAAGTTTGGCAGTAAGGTGCTTACACAGTATGATGTTTGCTCTGTAACTAAATTATTATAAATGCAATGTGACTCTACCATTATATTAATGATTTTTTTATCACAAATTCTTCTTTTAATTTGCCATCTATTATCATATCCAGTAAAGAATTTTCTTCCTCTATTTTGTGCATCAATTTATGATGTACCAAATCTGACCATTCTTTGCATAGTTTATAGTTCTCCTGGAAATTGTTAAGAAATTCGCTAACAAATTTGGCAAACATTTTTCCGTTTGCTTTACATTTTTTTGAAGATTCATAAAAAGGATGAGAAGGAACCAGAAGAACCTTTTCTATTATGGCCAAAGGATATTCGTGTGTAGAAATAAAAGGAATTCCTGCCAGCATAAGTCCAATAGTTTTTTCGGAAAGATACTGGGATTTAAAATCCTTGTTACTCCAGGACCAGCTTTCACATAATATTTGCATTTTTGCTTTCGGTAAAACCCTAAAAAATACATCCATGTATCCCTTATGGTTTTCTATGTAGCTTATGTCGCCAAAGTCTTTATTTCCTATGATCGAATTTATTTTTATGTGCGGAATAATACCTGAGTTATTTAGATAGTCTTCGTTTTGTAATGCATCACTGCGTTGAAGTAATATCCTGCTATCCTTTAATTTGCTTAGCTCGTTAATGATCTCAACCCTGTTTATTTTATGGTTTTTTATGCTATACATGAGATCATAATCAAAATCCAATTTATCATATATTTGTTTAAACTCGTAATACCATCTAACCGACCAATTTTGATTCCATTGAAAGATGATGTTTGTAAAAGAATAATAGAAATTAGGATATTGAGATTCTATCACATCGTTCAGGAAGATATTATCGGTAACAATGTGATGGTCCTTTAATTTCCTTATGATGGATTCTATTTCTGACCATTTTTCGTCAAAGTAATTTATATCCTTTGTTTGTAGTATTTTTTCTGTTCTGAAATACGTTATTATCCATTTTTGATTAGCTGGACAATCCCCCAGTAAATCCAGAAAAGTATTTAAGATCTGCTGAGTTTCGCCCTCCATATATTTTTTATCATGGATAATAGTTCCAATCTTAGGATCGTTGGTCTCGTTGAAAAATGCAGTAAAGTAGTCCAGAAGATGATATCCATCTTCTTCAAATGTGATTTCTTGTTTAAAAATAACCTCGATATCAATATCTCGATATCTACATAAAACACTTCCCTCTCCGTTTTCTATCTTATACGATCTACCCTCTGTGTTGTGAGCAATCTTATAAAATAAAGATTTTTGATAAAAATGATGGATGTATATTTTCATCTAGATTATTTTCTTTTCAAAATTATTTAGATCACCTTTTCTTAATCTGCCAGGGTGATTCAAATCGTAGATATTTTCATAGTAAGTGATAGGAATTTTTAGACTTTCTGACAGATACTGGATTTCTTGGTTCCATTTCTTAATTGATTCATATTCTGAATCATAATTAGGTGTTTTTTCCCACAGATATGGGTCTATAGATTTGAAGTCTTTTTCCTGTCCCTTATAAATTAAATAAGCCCAACTTTCTGCGCATGCTATAAGATCCTTTCTTGAGAGAAGGATAACTTCTTCAAATTTTTTAGTCAGATCAATAATCCAATCTAATCTGTCCCTTTCTTCCACGTTTTTAGGCTTGTGAAAAATTATTGTTTTGACCACCATTCTTTTAAAATCTACCGGCTCTGGAAGATTTGCCGCTGGGTTAAAAAGTTCAAATCCATACTGATACTTTTTCTGAACTGATAAAGATCTGCCCAATTCTGTCGACCCCGTCCTAGGTAAAGCTACTATTAAAATACTCATAACAAGGTCTTGTTAACTTTAATTTTGGGATAGTCAAAATCTGTTTCAGTCATCCATATATTTAAAGCATATCTAGTTCCTTTGATAACAGGGAGTACACCATGGTAAGTGGAGGATCCGTTAAATGATATGCTGTCACCTAATTTTAAATCAAATAGAGATAGACCATCCAGACTTTCAAAATGAAAGGGAGGATTTTCTATTTCGGATAGAGAAAATTGGCCACCCTCAAATCCCTCTGACAGGACTATTACGGTTGTCAGCTCACTAGATTTATCTTTATGGAGGTTAAGGTATCTCCCGTTGTAATATGCTGTTAAACTGATATTAAAATTTTTTGGAACGAATGTGCTGTAATCAAACCATAGCTTAAAATCTCCATTTTTGTATTTGGAGTTTAAACTGTTGAATATTTTTTCTTTAAATGCTGGGTCATAAATTCTTCTACAATCCCAAGATTCTGTTGGCTTGTAGGAAAAAGGCTCTCCGTGCTCAAGACAAAAATTAATGATCTCTTTAGCTTCTTCGGCTGAACAAAAATTATTGTTTATGTTATAATTCATATTAAATATGAACTTTTTATTCTAGTCTGTTCTAGCAGATTATTATCAGAGATAAACCTATACAATTCTTCTGCTATTATTTTATATCCCAATCCGCTTGGATGTTTTCCTGCGGTTGAATTTGTCCAATAATTTCCATCTTCCCAGACATCCTTTCTCTTTAAATTAATTAAGAAATCTGCAAATGTTTTTTCTCTATACCCCCAGTAATTTTTATTTTCTATTAATTCAGTTTTATCTACCTCAGCAACAATATCCTTTCTGATCATAATGTCAAAAGCATCGCAAAAAACATATCTTATTCCTAGATTTTTAAGTACAAATTGCAGGTACAGAATGTAATTCTGGTTGATTATATCGTGATAGGTATCTGTGAATAGGTTAGTAATGTAATAGTCCCTAAAATCCTTTTCTATCCTTCCATAATCAGGATTTAGATTATTTCCTCCGTCGAAAATATATTTGTACAAATGCTTTTTGCTTTTGTATCTTTCACCCCAGATAGAAAAGCTATGATCACCAGGAAAAAATGGTAGAGAATCTCTCAGAGACGAAGACCACATCACTACAACGAGATCCTCTTTTTCGATAAGATTGTTTTTTAGTTTGTAGCAAAGGGCATTAAATATTGCATTATTAGAGAAAGCCCCTACCCCGTCATTTTGGAAATCACATCCAAGTAATTCCGATAGTTGCTTAGGCCAGCAATATTTGTGTCTTATGACAGTTCTTTCCTCTGGTATCTCGGTAGTTTTCTCTTCCTCTGAATTTCCGCCTACTCCTTCTGTCCAGCTATCGCCGTAAGCGAATAATTTCATAGGATTATCCCAGATGCTTATTTTTTATAGCAGTAACTACTGTCTGAAAAGCCGTTGCAATCTTAGTCTTTAAATCTACAGATATTGGTGCAACAATCGCTTTGATAGTTTGTGCGGGTCTTTCGATTCTTTCTTTCTTTGCCATTATATTTTAATTGTTTTTAAATTTTATTGGGTGGGCCTCCTGAGCATGAAGGACAGTACCAGCTATTACACCAGTGTCCGCAATAGTTCCAAGGACACCAGCAGCTATTGTGCATTACCCCAAAATCCCCATCCCCAAAATCAACCAAGAATAGGTCGGAAGGTTCGAAATCCAAACTATAGATAGTTTTTTGAGCATGCTCCATTTCTAAACCTGTAATAGCAATTGTTGTTAAAGAAGCTGTCGTTGCATCTGTTATCACCAATTTATCTCCGACGTACATTTTATTTACTCTCTCAAATCTTGTTGCAGTGGAATCTTTTTCTTCAATGAAATATGTTGCCGATGGTGCATCAGTCCAAGTTCTTCCATCTGCTAAAGTTATTCTTATGTATATTGTATCCACTTGGGAAGAAACTGTTCCCTGTAAAGCAGTTTGTGTTTGAACGAGGGTTTCGTTTGCTCTTTCCATTGTGCTATCCCATCCAAATGTTTCTATCTTTTCTTGTTCAAATTTTGCTGCGTGATTGTCGTTAAAGTCGACATAATCAATGGATCGAACGTAATCACCCAATTGAATACTATCGATATCAGTCAGGGTTCCATCATAACTTAATATCACGCTATCATCGTCAGTGTGATAATCATTTTTAGCGAAATTACCTATTTCCTTTGTTAGATATTTGTATCTGCTCTTTTGATTTAATTTATTAGTTCCTGGTAAAACCTCATCTTCGGCGAAGGTAAGCGGTATTATTGTGGATTGTGTATATCCACCCATATTGATAACATCAAGATTTGAACCATAAATAATGTCTATACTTCTTATGATCGAATATCTTCCCTCTACTAAATTATCTTCGGAGAAGATGAATTCTTGGACTAAATGATTTTGATCAGCAGAATTTTTAAGTTCTCCTAGTTCGGATACGTTTGATATTCTGTATAATGCAGGATAATCTAAAACATTATAATTAGGTCTTCTAGCTTTTATTAAGGTGTTAGGATTTGTAGTTCTTTCGTATTCTACTGAACCCAAAGAGTCTAAATTTAAATTTTCAGAAGCAAAATAAGTTCCTGGTATGTATGAAGATCCCTCCATCAAGGCGAAGAATTCAAATTTATCTGCACAATACGTTTCATCAACTAAAGCTGTAGTATCGAATGCTTGTCTCAGGATGAATTTATAAGGCTGATCCTCTATATAGGGAACAGTCACAGATCCAACAGGTACTGGATATTCAGCAAATGAAATATTGTTCTCTAAGCATTTTTCTTCCAGGATTTTTTTGAATCTGTATTGTTCAGTGAGAGGTTTATAAGCATCCCCTTCTGTCCAAATAAAATGGAATTCAGTGATGCTATTATTATTTAATACCTCGAATAATTGGGTATAGTCTAATAAATCTGCACCCTGATTATAAATCGTGGTGTTGGTGTTTATTTCCAAAAATTTAACAGAGTCTCCAGCTTGTAGTAAATCACTGCCAATTATTGTTGCTTTCATAGTTTTCTTTCTTTATAATGTATATACCTTAAATTATAGTGTTGGTATTTTTTCTTGGAGAGGGCTCCATATATTCGGAATCTACCTCCCCCCAATACTCCCTCGTACATGGGTTGTAGTGTTTGGAAAAGATCTTTTTATTTATCGGACACCCACAATCGTTACAATATGCTGACCATTTAACTCCCTTTAATACCTCTCTTCTCTGATCACATCCAAGACACACGTTAAGCCTTTTTTGGGCTAATTCCTCCTGTTGCTGATTGGGTTTAAAAGATGCCTTCCAAGCTTCAAATATCTCTTTGTAATCGATCATATCAATGTTTTCTTATTCTTTGGAAAGTCATAATAATCATATATTTTTTCATACCTTTCCCTAAAATTATCATCCAGAACTATTTTACAGTCCATGTGTTTGCTCGAATTTACCGGATACAATTGGAAAGGTTTTTCGATTCTTTCAGAAACCCAATTTTCCAATTTTGGTAGTTCTTCAAAATCAAACCAAATTATATTGGGATCATTGTTTGTCCAGAAAGAAATTGGGGTTAGCAATATATCTATCATATTAACCGCATATCCTTTTCGCTCCCTTTTAAAGTATTCCTCTTCGGATTTTCTGAATTTTGATGTTACTGACACATCTACTCTTTCTTCCAATAGTCCCTTATCAATTAAGTAGTCACATATGATATTCCATCTTTGTTTTTTGTTTGTAATATCATCTTTAGTAAAAAAGAATAACTCATCAAGGGATAATTTAGAAAATGCATCATAGAATCTAATAAATCCGAGTCTTTTAAAATCGAATAAAATGTGTTTATATAAGGAATAAAATCTTTCATGTCTTTGTCTCTTAACTGAAATTATAGGATAGCTGTTTCCGAACTTAGATTGTAACTCTACAATAGATTCATGCCCATGATAGATGTAGTCCATTAATTTCAATTTGTCTACCGACTTAAAATCGATATTCCCGTTTGATTTTTCCCATTCCCCATTATATGTTTGGATGTCTATTCCATTAACCAAACAGGAATAATGAAATGATGTCGATGCGCATCTGGGTAAACTTAAATAGAAAAATTTATTATCTACTAGCATTTATAATAATGTTTTTTTGATTTCCTTAGATGGCCACACGTTCATAGAATATCTAATCCCACTTATTATAGTATCAACCGCATGAGGAATATTCGAATCAAAAACAAAAACACTACCAGTTTTTTTGTTGACGCAATATTCTTTGTCATTTATTGAATATTTTACATCTCCCCCCTCGTAGTCATCATTGAGTTGGATAATATAGGTTATAGTTGCTCCATTTATTATTTCATGTGTATCTGGATGCCAGTCTAAAAAATCCCCGACTCCGTATTGATTGAAAGAATATTTAGGAACTCCCACATAAGATATACCTTTAAATGGATTTAACTTATTTGAGAGATCTATTATTTTATCTGAAACGTTTTTAATTAATGGGAGATCCAACATTTTATTAGTGAAATATCCACCCATTCTTTTATTGCCATCATAATCCATATTTTCCCCAATCAATTCTCCATTTATGATCAGAGATGATTTCATTTTAGTTAATCCCAAAGAACATCCTAAATCTATTATAGACTGGCATTCCTCCTTGGTTAAAAAATCCTCTATGTATTTTATGAACATATTATATTAACGATTTTTCTTTTTTAATTAATTCAAATCCAACATTGCCTGCCATAACTATTCTATCCACTGTGGAATTTGGTGCATTGTTAGGAGAATGAGGCATATCAGCTTCCATAATGATTAAATCATCCTCCTCTGGTCTGATCCAATATTCTTTCTTATTTGAACCCCTAAAATATAAAACTCCATCCTCACCATTCATAATGTCTGGCATTTGTATATAATAAACATATGTGTAATTTGGAACGAACGATTTCATTTCCTTGTTAATTTCTGTATGCACATGAAATTTATCAACCCCTTTAATCTCGCTGTGTTTAAATTGTAATTGAACCGGATCTTTTGATCTTACAACATTCACCCATGCATCAGTATTAATCTTGTTATAAGGTAATTTTTTCTCGCTGTATATTTCTTTACAAAGATCAACTCCTATTTGAATAATCTCGTCTAATTTTATCTCCATGTTAAAATTCCCAATAAAATCTAAGTCGTTATTCCATTCTTTTTTGTATCCAAATCCATCAGTTTTAACATCAGGATTTGCTTTTATGATAGAATAAGCTTCTTCCAGATAAGCCAATTTATTATCAGATTTATTCAATTTGGTTTTCCAGATAAATGTTGTCTCGTCGAAATATATTTTTTCCATGTTAAATCAATTCCTTCTTATTTCTGACTCTGTTTTTAATACCATTGTTTATAATATTCCACGAATCTGCTGGAAAAATTCCAACGATTTTCCAAATTTTATGCATTGGAAGTTTTGGTTTAAAATCATTGTCATGGTTCAAGAGATACTTTAAATTTTCAGGAACTTCTTCGGTAGATCTCTTTATTTTTTTCCAAAAATTACTGGAAGTTTTGTCACCAAAATAATGGTAGTAAATAAAAACCATGTTTTGATCATTCACCTCACGAACTAATTCATTATAATTTTTATCTGTTTTGTTTTTGGTATACATCTTATAAAAAGCATCCAATTGGATTACCGTTGTCATGATTGATGTTGCCTCCAAAGGTTCTAAAAATCCCCCGCTCAATCCAATCGCAACGCAATTTTTTATCCACACCTTTTCGTAACATCCTGGAGTGAATTTTATTAATTTATTGAAATTTACATCATATCCTAAAAAATCTATTACCTCTTTTTTAGCTTCTTCCTCCGTTATTTCGTTCATGTCAAATATGTAACCACACCCGATTCTTGTTTGAAGAGGAATTTGCCACATCCATCCATTTTTCATAGCGATTGCTCTTGTTTTTGTATAAAGATTTTTCTCCATATTTTCTATAAAGAATGGTATAGCTGAATTTACCATCAGATGTTTTTCGTAAGAAATCCATTTTGAATTATAATGCTTACCTATTAGTAATCTTTTAAATCCGCTACAATCAAAAACGAAGTTAGCATCAATTATTTTGTTGTCTGTTTTTAATCCTATTATTTCGTTTTTTTCGTTTGTTATTGGATCGGAAACAATTCCTTCAACCCAAATAACCCCCCTTTCCATTGAAATCTTTTTAAGATACTGAGCAAGAAGTCTAGCATTAAAGTGAAACGAATGAGACGCCACTATAAATGTTTTATCATATTGTAAAGGATGAAAATATGATGAATTTTCATCTGTCCAATTTTCAAATTCAATTCCAATCTTTAATGTAGATTCACAATTTTTTATAAGATCATCATCTGATATTCCAAGTTCGTTTAAAAACGATTTTAGATTTGCAGTTGATCCTTCTCCCGCTCCCAATATTCCAATTTCTTCACTTTCAATCAAAGTGATTTTCGATTCTTTAAATTTATGATTTAAATAGAGTGCGGTTAACCATCCGGCGGTACCTCCGCCCACAATCACAATATTATTTAAGTTAATCTTCATATCAAATTCTGTTTTGATGAATCTGTTTTAATAATTGAAATCCAATTAACTAAAGAATATCTTACCCCTTCTTCGACCTTGGTTACTCTATGACGTAAATTAGATTTGAACATGTATAAATTACCAACTTTATACGTGATGGGTATTAGATTTCCTCTAGAATTTTTAATCTCCAGAATGCCTCCAGAATAGCTATCATTAAGCTGAATAACTGTTGACATAAATCTATCACTATATGATACGGAATCTCGATCAGTGTGCCATCCGTAGTATTCACCTTTTTTATATTCTGTGAATTGAAATGGACCTAAACCTGTTACTTCCGTTCCTGCAAAATTAAAATTCGACCTTAGAGCATTTTTTAATCTTTCATTTATTTCTCCTAGGTCTTTTATCCACGCAACTGATGATTTTCTTTCTTTATAACTCTCATCAACAACTCCTGCAGCAGATAAAACTAATTCTTCCTTACACCTGTTTAAAATCAGGAGACATTCATCACCAGATAAAAAATCTTCAATGATATTGATTTCATCGTTTATCATTCTTTAAACCATATTTTATCCATCTGTACCAGATTCTTTCATGAATATAGTACTGGATGGGTTTATACACAAGTTCAGCAACACCAAATGCTGCACCGACTTTCACTGATCCACTTACCCACCACATAATCAAAAATCCTATTGCAGTGCTTAGTATTCGGTAGCTAATAGTTTTGGCGATGTGTCTTTTTCTTTGGACCATCATTTTATCCTTTATTTTCGTCGTAGGTTACTGTACCGTCTGGTTTCATGTGACCCGTTCTGATAGCAGTTCCGCTGATAGCTGCAACATCTGCTGGGGGTTCATGATAGATCACATCATATCCTACTCCTCTGCCGTAGTTTACTGATTCAATATCAGGAATGACCGAAATGAATAATCTACCTTCCTGAATCAGATCAAGAAGTTCGATCTTTAATTCTTCAAATACCTGAGCTGCACTTTTAGGGTTATTTTCATCCTTGGGAACGTCCCTGATTGCCAGCCATACGTTTTTCCCTTTGTCCAATTGCTGGTCGATTAGCCATCTGTGGCCTTTGTGCCAATTTTGCCATCTTCCGATGTAGAGTGCGTATTTTTTCATATTATTATACTCCTATTAATGATTTAAGATTTTCGAATGATTCATCGATGGTATCACCATTTTCGAATATCGAAAAGTTTTTCAGTGGGAATTCAAAATCACTAGCATGAAATTTCTCTTTTCCTGCATAATGACCTCTTTTAAAGAGCACCTCTATAACATCGTTATTCGCTTTTAAATCCTCCCTAATTGCACGATAAGGACAAACCATACTTATTACCACATTGTAATTTTTTTGGCTCATAAAACGAGCTATAGTAAAGGATTTTTCGATGTTGCGAATTCTTCCAGAATAGGAATAATCAGTGTTAGGGAAAATCTCCCTCAGATCGTCTCCGTCGATCCAGATTGTTTCTTTCTTCCCGAGGTGGTTAACTAATCTGTTTGCCATTTCGGTTTTACCTGTTCCTGGCTGGCCTATAAGTAAGTAAATCATACTAAATTTTAGTACGAAATTGGATAAGTTTTCGAGGTTTTTTAAATTTACCTAGTGGTTGTAAGTAAAGGGATCTCTTTTTTTGAGCTCCTCTATCTTTTTTAAAAATTCTTTCTTTCTCTTTCTTTTATCGAAATATTCTTTTATCCAGTTGATTAATTTTCTCATCTAATTACTGCTTATATCTACTATATATTTTAAGTTTTCGGGACCAATTTGAGAAAGATACATATAAAGAATATGGTACCAAAAAAAGATTCTAAAGTAACCAGGGGAATGATATTTGCTGGATGCTCCTATGTTTGGGGACAGGGTCTCTATTACTACAGTAATATGGAAACCCTAGTTAATGCAGAAAGTGCCTGGGGATATAATCCAATGATCGTAAAGGAGGCACACCACAAATTCAAAGAATCGGTAAGATATCCCAGAATTGTTGCAAAACATTTTAATCAATTTGAACTGGTGCACCCTAAGAACGGAGGGGCAAATGATCAGATAACCAATTACTGGAGTAATTGTTTTAAAAACAGGGAGAAGGGTTCCGAGGTTAGAGCATTTCATCCAGGACAATATGATCCGATTGAATTTATAGAATATGAAGATGTCTCTCATGTAATATTTCAATTAACTCACTGGATGAGGGATCACTTTCAATATGAATACGAAGGAGAGATCATAGATTTCCCCGTTCAGTGGTCCTGGGATAATAGCAGGGATCGTCCATATAACGACATGCTGTTGAGTTATTTAGAGAAGAATAACACAAATTTTACTGATTTAAATGAAAAGCTGATTTCTAAAAGTTTGGATAACGTAAAGACCTTTCTTATGGAATGCGAGGAAATAGGGATCAAGACCTATATTTTAACATACGCGGATGAATTTTTAGAAAGGCTGAGAGAAGATAAATGGCTATCAGAAAGATGGGTAACAATCGATTATGAGGGAAAGAGGTATGAGTGCATTGACTATCTTCTTAAAGAACATCAGAACCTGACTATCTTCCAAGATTATGAGATGTTTGATGTGCCGCCTAACGATAGTCACCCATCTTTAAAGTGCCACAAAATCATAGCTCAGAACATAATAAATTTTATAGAAAATAACGAAAAAAATGGCTAATATCTTACTTCTTGGCGACACCTGGGCAATTTCCCCCTGGCATACATGGATGAACGGAAACACAATGGCAGGGGATTGGTTCGAATACCAATTCATGAAAAAGGGTCACCCAACTTTTAATAAGGGTTGGGGAGGCAATCAGAATCATGCTCAACTGAAACAAGCAGAGGTCTTCTTAAACGCTACCAAAGGGACTAAGTGTGAAGCAGATCTTGTTATCTGGTTTCATAGCGAGCTTGTAAGGGATTTTTTATCAGGAGAGGTAATGGGAAAGATCCAAAATGAAATAATTGAAAAAGAGGGTTTTGACGGTGCTCTAGATTTAAAAGCAGACGAGATATACGGAACTGCAACACATCTAAAGCAGGAATTTCCCAATACTAAATGGGCAATTATCGGGGGACATGCCCCTATCAGGGGGACAAGATCCCACCTATTAGATTGGGCGGAGTTTAGGATTGATAACTGGAGACAGGAAATAGCTGGCCAGGAATGTCCGGAAAGCCACGCTTTTGAATGGTTGGAAAAATGGAAAGGAAGCCTTTGGGATTGGCCAGCTATCGGGGAGGATATTATACAAAGGGAATTGGGGATAAGAGAAAAAATTCTAGCAGCAACCCAAAACGAGGATCTTTTCTATGACAGATCCCATCCGGCACTTGGACCTTTGAAGGATCTATCTGCTAGAATTATAGATCATTTTAAATTATAGGAATCAATGATACCCAAGCAAGGAGCAAAAACACATAAAGGGATGATTTTCGCGGGATGTTCATTTACCTGGGGGCAGGGACTTTATTATTACAGTAATCTTCCAAGCCTCAAAGAGCCACCACCAGATGCTTATGATTCGAAGCTAGTGAGTTATCCTCACATAAAGTTTATGGAATCTGTTCGATACCCAAGAATTGTTGCTGATCATTTCGATTCTTTTGAATTCGTTTATCCAGGAAACGGCGGATCAAACGAGGGTGCTATCGATTGGTGGATGCACTGCTTTACAAAAGAATTCCCTGGGCATGTTTTAAATGGATATAAAGTGCCACCTATCGATCCAAAAGAAATTTCTTATGTCATTTTCCAATTAACACAATGGCAAAGAGATCATTTTCTTCTTCAAAGTGAAACTGATACGTACGATATTGCTTTCCACCAAATTTCTGAACCTGCTTATGCAGATCATTTTTTAGGGTGGATGGAGAGAAAGGGATTTGAGCTTGATACGTGGATAGAGGACTATAAGCAGAAAAGTATAGATCGTATTAAAAAATTTCTATTGTATTGTGAAGGAATGGGAATGAAAACCCTTCTTTTTACTTGGCCCAATGAATATGTTGAATTTATAAATAAAGATCCGTTTTTATCAGAAAGATTTTTAAAGATGGAATATAAAGGAAGCTTGTATGATAGTATTTCAGATTTAATGTCTCCTGGAGCTATGCACAATAAATCATATAATCCTGAATTAACTATAAAATGGGACGAAGAAAGATTTTTGATTACACCGAAGGATCATCATCCTTCACTTAAGTGTCATCAGGTAATTGCTGACAACATTATAAAAAGGATCGAAAGAGATAAATTAAGATGAACCAAAAAGTAAATTTCGTTTATGATGACTGGGACGAAGGAAGTTCTAGTCCTAACCCAAACGGACAAAAATGGTTTCCAGAGGATGATGCTTGGTGCACTGCAGCAGTTCCAATGGAAGCATTGAAATTTTATAATTATAAAGAATTCAGAATAGAGGACGTTGAAAAATATCCATCTGAAAATTTTTTCTATCTTGTTTGGCATAGACATTCTTTATACAATAGATTTTTTTCCCTCAGTAAAATTCCAATCGGTTTGGACATCATAGGAATGATAAAAAAACACAAAAACCTTTATCTTCTTTTAATAAATGAGCAGGAGTTTGAGAGGTTTGAATGCTTAAAGGCAGCAGAGGATGTTTTTCGAAAATATGATTTTGATCCGAAGAAAGTTTTCTTGGTAAACAATAATGCTAGAAATGCAGAATACAAGGAGGAATTTGGAATAAATCTGAATGTTCACGGGACACGGGCGGAGCCACTTTCTCTCACAAAAATTCCCAAGATAAATTTTATAGAGGATAAGAAAGGTCCGTTCTTCATGTCACATAATCATTCTCTTAGAGAACACAGATTAGGTCTTATTTGTCTTCTTAAAAAATATGGAATAATAGATAATTTTGATTGGTCATATCTTAGACTCTGGACATTAAAAGATTCTGATCCGATGGCAATATTCGGGAGAATGTTTAATAAAACGGATCTTGAATTTCTTAAAGACGAGATTGATTTTTTGATTAATCACGGTACCAAAAAAAGCGAATATGAATCTCACTTTACTTGGCTGGATGATAAGATAGACGGAAGTCCTTCCTGGTGGAAAACTTACAACCCAGCTCAGTATGAACAAACATACTTCAATGTGACGACTGAGACCCTTTTCACTATGAAGGATGTTCATATAACGGAAAAGACCTTTAAGCCTTTCATACATCTTCAATTTCCGATGATATTAGCTTCGCAGCATCATTTAAAATTTGTCAGGAAGTTTTATGGCTACGATTTCTTTGATGATGTTATAGATCACAGCTATGATGATATTAAAGACGATAGAGATAGACTTTTTAAATTCGTCGAAGAAATAAAAAGAATAAACGATAATAAGGATTTCTTTATAGATTTTTATAAAAAGAACAAGGAAAGATTTATTGCTAATCAAGAAAAAGTTTACGCAACAACAAATCATTACGATGATAAATTCTTCAATTTTCTGATTAAATTCAATCGTCCAGAAAAGACCCTAAATTTAGTATATGATAATTGGGATTCAGTTCACAATAAACCAATTGAAGAAAATTCTAAGAATGTGTTTAACACAGATTTCCACATGATATTGGATAGCGTTGTTAAATCCCTACAGTTTGATGAATATCTAATTAAAAGATTCAGAATAGAGGATGTCGAAAAATATCCAGATGAGAAATTTTTCTATTTCTTAACCACTATTCCAGGAAAGATATCAGAAAATCTCAAAGAGGGTAAAAGTCCAATTGCAAAAAAAGCAATAGATTTTTGGAGAAAATGCGAAAATCTTAACGTCATGATGATGAATGAGCAGGAATCAGAAAATATTGATATCCTAAATCATCTTGATAAATGGACAAAGGATCTAGGATTAAATCAAAAACAACTTTGGGTTTCTAACAATAACACAAAGTTGCAAGAGCATAAGGAGAGAATAGGAACTGATATAAATGTTCATTCGACAGTAAGGCTTCCCAATTTTACAGCTGCTGCTTTTTTACATTCTGCCGGTAAACTTGATTTTAAAACTGAAAAAGATGGAGGATTTTTCATGTGTCAAAACAGAAGAGCCCGACCTCATAGATATGCCTTACTTTGTATTCTTAGAAAGATGGGAATTATAGAGGATGTTGATTGGTCTTTGGTTCAAGGATGGCAATTCACTAATGATCCGAATGGATGGATTTCACAGGTATTAAACCCTAACGATATTGATGAAATGCAGGATCAGATTAATTACTTTGGATCTATAGAACAGAAGAAGTGTAGGTACGAAGAAAAGTATACTTGGTTTGACGACAGAAGCAATACAGATAATGTCCCTTGGAACAAAACCTATGATAAGGACCAGCTAGAAAATTCTTATGTAAACCTGACAACAGAAACGGAATTTCAAACTGATCATATCCATATCTCCGAAAAATCATTTAAATCGTTCTATGCCTTGCAATTTCCTATGATTTTGGCATCTCCCTTCCACATCAAAGAGATCAAGAAAAAATATGATTTTGATTTTTTTGATGATGTTATAGATCATAGCTACGATGAAGAGACTAATCACAGGGAAAGGCTTTTTAAGTTTGCAAAGGAAGTTAAAAGAATAAACGACAATAAAGAATTTTTTATTGAATTCTATAAAAATAATAAAGAAAGATTTTTGGAAAACAATAGAAGAGTTATTGCTTTGGTTGATGATAAGACCGACGAAAAATTTTTAAAAAAATTAGCAGGAATAATATGAAGATAGCATTAATAACAGGATGTAGTGGATTAGTTGGAACATATCTAGCCAAAAAATGTGTTGAAGAGGGATATAAAACCATCGGTGTAGACATAAAGTATTCAGAATTTTTACCAGATTCTGAAAATTTTACTTTCGAACACAGAAATTTATTAAAGGATGGCGAGATACACAGTCTCTTTAGTGATTATAAATTCGATGTTGTTTTTAATTGTTTTGGAATAAAAGGATCTCCTCTAAGAGCCAAAAATCAGCCAGTTGATTTTTTATATCCATCATTCAAAATAAACACTGAAATTATAAATCAGTGTGCAATTCTTAATATTTGGTTAGTCTTTGTTAGTTCCGTTGGTGTATATTCTCCAGCTGAAAAATTTGTAGAGGATGATGTCTGGAAAACTTTACCTGGCGAGGCAGATTGGTTTCCCTCTTGGTCTAAAAGAATGGGTGAGATATTGATCGAAGCTTATTCGAAACAATACGATTATAAAAGATGGACTATAATTAGGCCCGCAAACATTTTTGGGGAGTATGACGATTTTAGTGGTAATGGAACTCTGATCTCTAGTATAGTCAAGAAAGTTTATGAGGCAGAAACTGAAATAGAAGCATGGGGAGATGGAAGTCCTATTAGGGATTTTGTTTTTGGAGATGATGTTGCTGAAGCTTTAATTGATTCCTATCGGAGAGAGATAAATGATGTCTTAAATTTTGGTTCGGGTATTGAGATCTCTATTAAAATGATAATAGAGGAAATCATCAGAGCGAGTGGAAAAGATCTAAAAATTTCATGGAATCCATCAAAACCCAATGGAGATCTTCGTAGACAGATGGACACAAAAAAACAGGATAGATATAGTATAAATCCGAAAACATCTATTTCGGAAGCAATAAAAAAGGTATATGAGCACTATTCAAAAATTCAGGGATGACCTTCTGTTAAAAGGGGTATTTGTCGGTGAATTAAGTGATTTTATTTCTCAGGACGAAATCGATAAACTAGGAGAGACATATTCTGGAGTTTCTAAAATAGCAAAGGAAAAATTGTCAGAATATTTTATTTATAGACACAATTATCAACCTGCTAATGATGAACCCCAAACATATAATCATAAACCCACTGTTTTTGAAATAGCAGAAAGAGATAGATTCTGTAAAGAAAATAATCTATTGGTTTGGCAAAGATGGCTTGAATCTGCAGTTCCCCCTGGAGGAATGGAAATAACAAACGATCCTTTTGATATTAGTTTGGAAATAATTAAAAAATTCTATCCAAACTTTTCAGATAGATTAGACAATTCAATTTCAAAGGGAAACATCAGTCTTTTTCAGGATGGAGATTTTATTTGCAATCATAGAGACGGAAAAAACGAAGGAAGAATATGTGGTATTCTGATTTATTTAACTCCAGAATCTGAATATAATGACGGGGGAGGAGAATTAATTCTAAAAACAGCTGACGACGAAACCCTATCAATTAAACCAACATTTGGTAAATTTTGCATACTAGATTTCACAACCCATAACATAGAGCACGAAGTAAATCCAGTAAAAAATGGATTCCAAAGATTTACCTATATAAATTTTATAACAATAAGAGATAAAGAATTTAAAGCATTAGACTTAACAAAATTATTATGATAAACAAAGATTCAAAAATCCTGATCACTGGGGGATCCGGTCTGGTTGGACAAAATCTAACTAATAGATTACACAGAAAGGGCTATAGAAATTTAAGAATAAATCTTCACAAAAGAGGGGTGAGAAATCCTATAGAAGGAATTGAATATACTCATTTTGATTTAAAGGATCATCAAGGGTGCTTAGATGCAACAAAAGGCGTTGACATTGTTATCCACGCAGCAGCTTCAACATCAAATGCTGTAGATACCGTGGTAGATCCTCTTGCTCACGTTACTCCTAACGTGGCGATGAATAACTTTCTAATAGATGCCGCATGGAGAAACGGAGTTAATCATTACATTTTCATTTCTTCTAATACAGTGTATCCTCCAAAGGGAGACGATCCTGTGATAGAAACAGATTTTTTGTTTGACGAACCATATCCTGTCTATTTTCCAGTTGGATGGATGAAAAGATATGCTGAGGTTCAGTGTGAGCTTTATGCTAAATATCTACCAACAAAAATGAAGTGTACAGTCATTAGACCTGCTAATCTTTTTGGACCCCATGATAAGTATGATTTCAATAAATGTCATGTTACCCCAGCAACTATCCGTAAGGTAGCCGATAAGATGGATCCTATTCCTATCTGGGGAGATGGAAGTGAATTGAGGGATCTTCTATACATAGAAGATTTTGTCGAAGCACTACAGACTGTAATTGAGAAAGAGTCTGAAATGTTCAATGTTTATAATGTTGGTTCAAATAAGGTTTATTCGGTACTTGAAGTTTTAGAAATTATGAAGGGCATTGCAGAGCATAAAGCACCGACAGAATTTATTTCAGGAAAACCCTCAATGATCCCTACGAGAAAAATAGATTCAAATAAAATAAAGAATAACCTGGGATGGGAGGCAAAAACAACTCTTGAAGAAGGTTTAGAAAAAGCATATTTTTGGTATTTGGAAAATAAAAAAGAATTTAATTAAAATGAAGGGATTAATTTTTGCTGGATGCTCTTTTACTTGGGGACAAGGATTGTATTATTATTCCGGAATGGAAACTTTAAAGTATCCTGCCCCAGATTCCTATGATTCAAAACTGGTAACTGCTGCTCATAAAAAACACATGGCAACTCTGAGATATCCAAGATTGGTAGCAAACCATTTTAATACATGGGAGGTTGTTTCTAATCAGAATGGTGGATCAGAGGAGACATCTATCAATTTTATTAATGCTGCTTTTGGATTGATAAATGGTTATGGCCATTTAATTGAAGAAAAGTTCGATTTCAGCGAGGTCGACTATGTTGTTATACAAACATCCCAGCCAAATAGAAATGGATTCTATTACAATTACAAAGGAAAAGATAACCACTTTTTAATTTTCGATCAAGAAAGTAAAATGAATTTTTACGAGTGGATTATTGAGGAGAGAAAAATTTCGATCGATCAATGGAGAGAAGAGCACATTAAGGATTATTTCGAAAAAATAAGATCCTTAATGAATATGCTAGAAAGCAAAGGAATTAAAACAAGAATACTTTGTTGGGAGAATGACTATCTCGAATTAATTAAGAACGATCTTTTCATGTACAACAGATACATCGATCTTGAATATAGGGGTTCGACTTTTCCTTCTATCAGGGATCTAATGAGTGGGCATCCACATCTCATAATTAATTCAGATTACGATCATTTTCAAGATCCTCCGAAAGATCACCATCCCTCCAAAGAATGCCATGATGTTATAGCAAAAAACGTGATTAGATTCATCGAGAAGGATTTGGAGAATCAGAAAGAATTTGTAGTAAAAGAAGAAGACTTTAAATTAGATCCACAGACTTCCGTACCTACTCCTAAAAGACTTATCTAATTAAATTATTTTTACCTGCTCTTTTGGAAATGGGTATGTCCCGGTTTCAAAGTGGGTAATTCTACCATCTGTCATACTAGCAACAGGAATTGATTGGTCTATTTTTATGCTATCATACCAGTCTGCCAGCTCTGGGAATGTGCTTTTGAAATTTTTCTTTCTTCTGCTGTCATACTGGACATAGAAACTCTTAAAGTCGTGATGTAGAATAGACTTATCGTCTTCCGTTGTATTGTGTCCCTTTTCTACAACTTGGATATAATCAAGCAATCTTTGGAATTGAGCATATTCACCAATGCTAAAAAGATCTGGTGTCATTTTTTCCTGGAACCATTTGGTTAACTTAGCGTGTAAATCTTTCTTGAATTCATCAGGAAGGGCTAAAGGGGACATGAACGAAGGCCATCTTAAAATATTAAGATCTACGTTAGGCTTATTAGCACCATATTTCTTTTTAAGCTCTATCATATCATCTAGAAAATCTGTTATGCTATAGAGGCATAAACTATTAATAGTCATCATAATAGTGAATGATCTAAGTTTTGCTCTTTCAAGAAAAGCTACGAGATTGCTTCTCCATTTTTCATAGACTAAACCATCTCTAATGTATTCTGCATGAATTCCATATGATTCATTGCTGGTGTAAACATCCATTTCCTTGATAGGAAGCTGATGTGTTATTGCAATCATTTTTTCCAGTGTTTCTTCGTTCATTCCTAAATTGGAATTAACTGCAAATCTAAGTTCAGGTGAAGGATTGTTTTTAAGCACCTCCATGAAATCCCAGAAGTTATGACTTAATGAAGGCTCCCCGCCAGTAACCCTTATCTCCTCTAAATTTTTGGAAAGATCTGGCCACCATTCAAAAAATGCTGCAACGAAAGGATTTCTTTCATTGTGCTTACCGAATATTTCTGCCCAGGATCCATCACTACGATATGCACCTGCAGAATCAGATTTCATCTTTTGATATGGACCATGCTTTTGGATTTCCTTTCCCCAGGTAGTGCTATATCCTGCATTACAGTAGCTGCAGGCAAAATTACAAGTCCGATCAAAGCTTATCTCTAATGTCTTAAGAAGAACATCGTCAGTGTAATCCATTTCTGAGATTTTCTTAATATCATCTTCCTTATAAATTATACTTTTGTAAACACGATCGGAAACGTTATTTCTTCCTATATCTTCTATCTTCCAGCAATATGAACATTCCGCAGGTCTAACACCAGTCAGCATCATTTTTCTCATCTGCTTCTTGTGCTTGGTATTATGAATTGCTGATGGATTATTTTTTATCTCCTCTAAATCAATTGGATGAGGTAGCGGTAAATGACAAGATCCTGTGTATCCATGTCCAAGATGTATACTAGCATTATACCACTTAGCAGCACAAAAGCTTTTACTTACGCTGTTTAGGTTTCTTTCTCTCCAATTAATTAATTCTTGCGACATATGTTCTTTTATATTTTATGAATGAAATTACAATTTCCTGTTGTGTCTACGTATTTACCAAATACAAATTCTTCAAATTCGTGGTGGCAAATAAGATCCCCGTCTTTAAATATCTCTATTTCGTGGACAGTAAATTCCCGATAATTTAGATTAAATCCGTTCTTAGGAAAATTTCCAGATCCGAATATTATATGGGAGTTCTCATCTCCTGCAATTCCTTTTTTTAGGAATTTAGTGATATATGTAACCTCGTCGAGGGTAACAGATAAAACACCACTTATTTTTTTGATGATTAATTCATACTTTTTGTTTATCTCCCAATCGAAGTTTATGGTAATGTATTCAGGATCTGTATTTTTTTCTGTAACGATTAACATGAATCCGTAATCCTCTAAATCAAATCCAAAATAGCTGGGAAGCTTAGCAAAAAGTGTTCCTTTTTCTTTCACTGGCTCTTCCAGTTCAAATATTATTCTAAACTTGAAATCACCCTCGCTATCAAAAACTTTGTTAGCAGGATTTTCTATAAAATTGTTAGCCATTATATCTGGCCACATTATCCAAGGTTTACCTGATTCAATTTTTAACATTAGTATAAAAATTTTTCATTTCTGGGAATGTTTCTAAAAAACTTGTTCCTCTTCTTCTATCATGCTCATCGACAAATGCTACAAAATCTTTCCGATTTTTTTCGAATTCGAAATCATCTTCTGATATAGCATAATCATAAATTCTTCTTATTTTTTGAATCTCGACATTAGAGAATCCGTAATATTCTCTTGTGAATTCTGGAGCTGCGTAATAGAAAGCTTTCTTTGCTGCCTTCATGATTAATTCCTTGTGCTCCTTATCTAAGATTTTTACTGATTGATGTGTTGGCCATCTCAGATAAGAGGTATCAAGTTGGATAGCAGAAATCCAATATCTCTCGTTATTTTGATATTTCTTCTTTAACTCAAAAATCCTCTCTATTAGTTTCTCATATCCAAAAACAGAAAGAGCGTTAAAAGTTGCCATAACATTAATAGTAACCTTGGGTAGTTTAGAAAGAATATATTCTATATTTTCCATAAAGAGATCAAAATCCAATCCATGTCTAATATATTCTGCCTGTTTTCCCATTGATTCGCAAGAGGTAAAAATTATGAATTCATTTACTCTGTTCTCGTTTATTATTTTCTCTGCAATAGACACAAAATTTTCAACTAGGGATTTAGGCACACCTAGATTCGTGTTGATTGATATATTAAGATTTCTATTGGGGTTTTCAGATTCTGCAATAAAATTTAGAAGCTTCCATGTGTCCTTTGATAGAAGAGGTTCACCCCCTGTAATTCTAAAAGTATGTAGATCATTATAAAGATCTGGCCACCATTCCCAAAAAGCATCTACGTAAGGATTATTCTCAGAATGCTTATATGGCATCTGATCAGTCTCTTTGAACCATTCTAGGTTATTAAAATTTCCAGAAGTGGGATATGGCCCATATCTTTCGATCTCTTCCATCCATTTCGAGGAAAACATTGGACTGCAGTATGAACATTTAAAGTTGCACGTGTTTGAAAAATTAACCTCAGCATATTTAGGATTATAATTTTCCGTCCATCTTTTCGATGTGATATCTTCAAGAAAAGGCAAAGACCACGGTTCAGAACTTTTAAAAACTCTGTCAGAAAACGAAGACGAAGAATCTTCTATTTTCCAGCAATAGTTACATTCCTCTGGCTTACTCCCAGACAACATTTCTTTTCTTGCTTTTTTCTTTACCTTGGTATTATGAAGAGCAGTTGGATTATTTTTCAGCTCTTTCAAAGAAACCTTGTGTGGGATTGGATGGTGACACGAATGTGTCATTCCATTATGAAGGTGCATCGTCACTTGTGTCCACTTAGCAGCGCACATTCCACATCCGATGTTATCTAATTTTTTCTTAGTTTCTTCGTATCTTATATGTTCAGACATTAAGCTTTACAGTTTATTAACAGGGTGTTGGTTAAAACTTCCTTTGCGGAAACCAATTCATATTTCATATTATTGAACCCGTCTTTTTTATAATTGATGCTTTTTCTCTGCATCTGAGTCACGAACCTCTTTTCGTTCCTTGCTGTCGTTTCCCCTTTTGCCCATCTATTATTGACTAATCCTTCATCGACATGAGGAAGACATTCAAAGCTTCCCTCCCTTCTATATGGAATCGGCATATCAGTTACCTTAATTGCTTTCTCTACTATTTCCAGATTATAAGCTCTTGCTCCTACTCCTCCGACCAAATCCTGTACCTGTCCTCCATTAACAGAATCAAATTTGAAATGCATGACTGGCTTCTTTTTCCCGTCATGAAATTTAGAAACATCTTTAGGGTCTTTTACTGCTTCGTTGAATATCATTAATTCAGCTATTTCACCTCTGAAGAAAATAGGATTTTCTTGATCGTCATTGTGTCCAACAAAGGAAGGACTTTTATCATTATATTGAAATAATTCCTCGTTAATCAAGGTCGATCTATTTTCTTTGGTTCCTTTTTCGTTATATCTTCCCAATTCATCATTAATAAAGAAGCTAAATCTGTTATTGGATGAATTATATGATGTAGTAACCCATGACCAAACTGAATCTTCTCTTTTTATCCAGTTATAAACCTGTCCACCGTCGCCATCAAAAAGCATGTTTGTAACTGCTCTTGAGTTATTGAATGATATACAATATGGACTATATGATTGCTTTCTAAAAACAGGAAATTCTATAAATTTTTTATCTTCTGTTCCTATTAACCAATCTTTGTATTTTTCAGGTTGTTGCTCCGGATTAAATAATACACATACAGTATGATCCGATCCTAGAAGTTTATTTATAGATTTTATCCAGGGGATTTCAACATAAGCATCATCTCCATTGAATCTTGCAAATTTTCTTTTTCTATATTTTTTATAAACGCGACAATTGGTATATCCTTCAAAATGACATCGATAAAAAAGATCGTCGTCCTCCATTCCCCAATCCCAATAGTCATTAGAATATCCATTTGTTTTTAACACATGTTCCTTTGTAAATAGAACTACACCTCCAAAATATTGCTCATAGTTTAATTTAAAATCATATTTTGAAAGTTTAGTTGCTATGTGAACTGGTGAATCTTCTGGGTAGGAATAATCACACTCATCATCTAAAGGAACCATATCAACGTCATGCCATGCTATGTAATCACATCCGTCATCAAATGCATATTTAGCTGCAATGTTTTTCATTAATCCTCTATTGAATAACTTATCATCCACCTGATGAGCAACGTAAAATTTGTGATCAATTCCTTTTTTATCTAGAAACTCTCCAAGCTTTGATGTGAGCTGCTGTAAGTGCTCAAATCTATTTCTGTATGGGATGCATATTCCAAGTTTGTGTTTCATATTCCTATTTTAACATGCGTTATATTATTCTCCTTAGATCTTCCGTGTTCTACAAATTGTAAATCTGAAAGGCCGTCTTCGGAAACATTGGATTTATTTTTTAAAATCTCATTGTGATATCTTAATTGATTCCATCTTGTTGATTGATCTTTCCATTTGTTGTTGAAGAATCCGTTCTCTTCGTGTTTAAGAGAATGGAAAGTGGAATTTCTTCTGTGGGGTATTTTTACCTGAGTATATTTTGGTAACTTAATATCTTTAATTTCGCAATTAAATATCTTTCCGTCGTTGCCGTTACCGGAGAGATCAATCATCTTATATTCCTCTATATAATTAGCAGTATACAAAACCTTGAGTAAATTATTCTTTTTATAATCGGAAAATTTCAATCCAGTACATAGATCTGAAACCTCTTTAGCTTCCATCGGTTTTTGTATAACAGCAAAGGTGTCGATAGTTCCCTTGAAAAAATTCTGGCTCCATGCTCTTTTAGGATTTGATGCACCTAAATAGAAAGATTTCTGATTCTCGTAGGGAAATAACTCTTCATATTGATCAGTTTCTCCCAATAGAACACCATCTTGATAAATGAAAACCTTTTTCTTAACTGGATCGAAAACTGCACATATGTTTGTTTGATATGGCTCTATTATTTCAGAGTTTAGATATAAAGGTCTTTTTTCAGAATCATATGTTGAGAAATGGTATCTTTTGAAAGAATTATATGCTATCAACGTGTCTGTACCAAATCCAGGCAAGCAAAATGCAGTAAAGAAATCTGACTCTTTTTCAAAATCATAAGAAAGATCTCCTGGTCTAAATGAAATGAAAATTGTTGCTCCTGATTTAAGATCAAAATTATTTTTACCCACCACATAAGAATCTAATCCATTAAAAGTTAGAGCCTTATAATCGGTTTTAGAATTCTCTAAATATGAAGTATCTAATTCACATCCATTGATCTCACATCTTAAAAAAAGATCATCATCTTCAAATCCCCATCCCCAATACTTATTTGAATATCCATTGATTCTACGAAATTCCCTTTCCGGGAAAATTGTCACGCCACCAAAATATTGGTCGAAAGATTCTTTCTTTTTGCCTGTTTCGGATTCAAAAACATTTTTAGCTAGATGAATAGGATATTCAGAATGGCTGTAATCCACATCATAAGGAATCAGATCCACATCATGAAATACTACATATCTGCATCCCATTTTTTTAGCGTACTTGAAGCCTATATTTAAAAGCATCCCACGATTGAAGAGCTTAGCATCATCTTGCTCCACTACTATCAACTCAAAGGGTATACCTTTCTTTTCCAAATATTCAGAGATTCTTGCTTTGAATATTTGAAGCTGCTCGTACCTATTCCGGTAAGGAACTATTACCCCTAACTTCTGCATCTACGTTCAGATTACTATTTTTTGTTTGCTTTAAAAATTCATAAAGATAGTGCTGGATTCTGTCACTCCACTCATCCTTATCTACATCTACAATCCACATAGAAAGATCCTCCAGAGAGGTAGCAATCTTTTCTAAAGCTCTTACTTTTCTTGTCTCTAAAGCTATTAGATCGTGAGAGGGTTCGCCTGCAGGTTTTTTTGATGTTGCCATTTTGTTTAGATTGATATTATTTTTCTTAATAATTTATTCCAATTTTTATAGTCACCATAATAAGAAACATCGTGCTCAAACATAAATTCATCATTTTCGATGTCTATTTTGGATCTGTTCTTTATTATAGTATCATACATCAGTTTATATTCATCAGAAAATGAATAATCTTTCCCAACTTCAGCAACCGCTTTTATTCTTTCTAGGCAACTTGAATCCCATTTAAAATGGTGGACTTGCACTGAATATTTTTCAGGGGGTGCTATCAATGGATGATTCCATCCTTGCCATCTCCATGTGGTTTGTCCTAAGATTTTTGCATAATGCTGGCCTGGTGTAATTTCAACACTACCTTTAATGAAGCAGATCTTATTGGGACAAGCACCACTCATAGGATATCTAAAAAATCCTGCCATAGGGAATTGATCAAAGATAGGAATGTCTCGTTTTAAAACTGGAAAATTTCCATTCATTCCTATTCTATCAATAAATCCCCCTCTAACTATCTCCCATCCGTTTTCCTCACAATCATATTTGATATCTCGTAATGATTCTGAATATAAATGAAACTCGTCAACGTCTGCAATTACCCACCAGTCATTTGGTTTTTTCGACGTGTGTTTATTATAAAGCTCAGTAACCCTGTTCCAATCAAATATCCTATCATAGACTGATTCAACTATCTTTACCTTATTATTCTTAGCTATTTCTTTCTTGATACTTTTGGTTAAATCTGGATGGAGATCTGATTCATATACCACAATTTCTATTCTATCGACCATCCCAGAATAATGCTCGATAAAATGAGGGACTAATTCAATCCCGTGTCCTATGACAGATATGAGTCTTATCATTTCTTCTTTCTTTTAAATAGGGTTATACCTGATGAGGAAGGTTTAGATTTTAGAATTCCGTAGTTAAAAAGATTGAAACTTTCCCAATCATTATCAATGAAATCATTCACGAATAAAGAGGGCCCAGAAAAATCGTGAAAATCCTTTTTCTGATCTTCAGTTATAATAAAATTCTGAGAATATTTAGAATCGGTATCATGTATTATAATTAATCCATGCTCTGACATGATATTCTTATATAGCTCAAAGTCTAGGGAAACACCTTCATATGAATGATCCCCGTCTATAAATAGAACATCTATCTTAATATCCTGGGTCACAAAAAAGTCATAATATGCCCTTTCTGAGGTTTCTTTAACAAATCTCGGGTAGAAATGGGATCTAAAAAATCCGTCCTCCGAGTCTATGTTAGACTGTCCACCTATTCCGTTGCACGGATCTACCACGTAGGTTGCTCCAATGTCTCCCCAATTATAATCCGGATTTCCCTCAAAAATACCATTCCTGTGGAGGTCTATTCTGGCCTGGGTCATAATCCTGGGGATAAATCCTCCCCCACTTCCTATACAAACACAATTCTTAGCCCTCATGAATTGGACTAAGGCATAAACTATCATGCCATCACCCAGATCTAAATCAGTAGCTCCATGTGACCATCTGAAGGGTACTGGAACTTCACCGTCATTGGTTAAATTATTTTTAATATAGTCAGAATTTAGAACCATCCCAATATCTTATTGATTTATTATGAAAGATTTCAGTTTTTCGAAACTAATTAAGGGGATTTACCTATTACATTTTAGATTACCGAAGTTTAAATTTACATTTACACCATGGGAAAAAAGATAATGACTATAGGAGACGTGCATGGCAGAGATACGTGGAAATTTTTGACCCATGGAAGTAGCTATGAATTTGAGCAATGGGCGATTATGGTTACCAATGGTGCTGATCCTAATGATGAGTTATTTAAGAAGGATTACCCATACTTTGATGTAGATAAGATTGTTTTTATCGGGGATTATGTGGATAGCTTTACAATTGGTAATGTTGAGATCAAGAAAAATCTCGAGGATATAATCTTTTTCAAAAAAGTGTTACCAGATAAAGTGGTTTTGCTTTGGGGAAATCATGATGTTCAGTATTTTATACCCAATCAAATTTGTAGTGGGTATAGACCGGAGGCAAGATGGGATTTGCAAATTCTATTTGAACATAACATGAATCTGTTCCAGATGGCATATCATAAAGGTGATTATTTGTGGACCCATGCTGGTTTATTAAAGCCTGTTCTAAATGATATTCTTAAACACTATCCAGAATTAAAAGAACTTGAAAAAGAAGGTGACATTTTGAATGAAGCATTTAAAATGGAGATCCCACAAATATTTCAGGTGGATGGAGCAAGCGGGGGATGGAGCATGTATGGTGGTCCGCTTTGGACTAGACCAAAACAACTGGAAGAATATGGGGTAGATCTAAATCAAATAGTAGGACATACCCCACAAGATAGATTAGTAGAGAAAGAAAACAAAAGAGGATATAAAATATGGTTAACTGATTATATTGAATACAACGAAGAATCCGATATAATGCCATTTGTTCTAGAGATATGATATCGAAAAAAACCAAAGAGAGAGCTAAAAAAATAATCGATGGGACATATACACCACCCGAGAAAGATAAGGTAGTATTAACCTTTGAAATAACAGAGAAGCAGTATAAAAAATACAAACGATGGAGAAACGCTAAGAAAAAGAAAGAGGGTGAACTTTATGTTGGTGCTATCGGTGGTGCTTATACATTTTGTTTTACTCCGACTGGAATAGGTGAGATTGTAACAGCGAAAGCAGCAGACGGAGAAGAATTAGATTTAACTGATTATGACACGTGGTAGAAAAAAATATACAAAAATATATGAAGATAATATTTTTAGATCATGACGGGGTAATTTGTCTTTCGAATAATTGGGGAGGTAGACATAAGAAGCAAAAGGAATATGGTCGTAAGATGGGTCAAGAAATCAAAGAACTCCCAGTGGAGGTTAGATTTGATAACTTTGATCGGAAGTCAATTGATATTCTGAATTCTATCTTAGAAGAAACAGAAGCAGAAATAGTGGTTAGCTCGGATTGGAAACGCTGGGCGACAGTTGAAGAACTTGGCGAATATTACGAATCCCAGGGAATCATAAAACGGCCAATAGACTCGACAGCATTTTTTAAGGATCTCCAGGCTGCTGGTAAAATCCCAGGATTTGATGATTTTGCATGGGAGAGATACAGTGAACTAGAACAGGAGAGACATTTTGAAATTCTGGATTGGCTAAAAAATCACCCGGAGGTAACTCATTGGGTAGCGATTGATGATTTGAATATGGGCATACCCGTTAAAACCCATCATTATGGGGATTTTGATAGGGAATGGGGTTTGGCAAATTTTGTTTGGACACCACAAATGACTGAAGGGATTAAACAATCAGGAATTAAAGAAAAGATCTTACAATTTTTAATATAATCTATATGGAATACGTAATTGTTTTCGGAATAATATTTTTAGTGTGTGGAATCATCTCTTGGTTCTGGGTCAGAGGAATTGATTACATGAAAAAAAATCATCCGGATTATACGGGTGAAGATTTTCTAAATTGGGACAACGAAGATATAGACGACGAGTTCAGCAGACAATCAAAGAATAATAATAAAAAATCATGAAAGAAGTACTCAAAAAATCATTCTCAATTAGATCTCTAGAACCATTTCTGGTAGGGATTTTCATCATTCTATTATTAGAATATGTTGTTTATCCAGGATTGACAACGGCAAATACAATCATCAATTTGTTATCCGGAGGATTGGCTCTTGGTATATTGATATTTCTTTATTATTATTTAAGAATTAAGGTCATCGATAAAAAAAATCCAGATGAGATAGAATCTGGTGAAACTGAATTGGATTATGTTCCTTTAAAGGAAACAAAAAGAAAAAAGGTAGTGATTAAAAAACAGACAGTCAAAAAAACAAAATAATATGGAGTCGTTTGAAGAAAGGTATGCTCGCCAAAGGAGAGAGCGTGAAGAACAAGAAAAACAAGAACAATTAGAATCACAATTAAAACTAAAAAAAATGATTAAAACAATCGGTGTTGCTGTAGCAGGATTTTTCCTGCTGATTTTTTTATTTATGTCTTGCGAAAGAATTGATGCAGGACATGTGGGCGTTAAAGTGAATCAGTATGGCGATAACAAAGGAGTGGATGATGTAGTAGCAGTTACAGGTATGGTATTCTATAATCCATTAACTACAAAGGTGTATGAATTCCCTACATTTATTCAGCACAAGGAATATAAAGATCAGAACTCATTCATTGTAAACTCAAAGGATGGTTCGGAATTCAGTGTATCTCCCATCATGAACTATTCCGTACAAAGAGAGAAGGTTCCTGCAATCTTTAGTAAGTATCGTAGACCTTTAGAAGATATTGAGGAGGGATTCTTAAAGACCGCGGTGTATGATGCATTCAGATTAGCAACTAACAAATATACGGCGGATGAATTGATTAGTAATAGAGCAGTATTCGAAGTAGAGGTTCGCAGATTATTAGACGGGCAATTGCTGAAGGAAGGATTTGTAATCAATCAATTTACGTCTAATTTGATTTATCCAGAGACATTTAAAAAATCAATTGAAGCTAAGAACAATGCAGTTCAAGCAGCTTTAAGAGCGGAGAACGAGGTTAAAACAGCAGAAGCACAAGCTAAAATTAAGGTTGCAACTGCAGAGGGTAATGCACAAGCTATGTTAACCTCTGCAAAGGCAGAAGCTGAAGCTAATAGACTTAAACAACAAACATTAACCCCGTTATTGCTACAACTTGAATGGATCAATAAGTGGGACGGTAAGCTACCAGTTTATGGGCAAGCACCTATGCTTTATAAGCCGGTGAATTAGTTACTAAATCATTCAATATAAGCGAAACAAAGAGATTGCGTTGATATATAATCTTCGCAATCTTTTATTTTCGGGGGTGTTTGGTTTTGACAGACTCCGGTAGTTCTTTGAGATGATGCAGGCCGAGTTAGTATTGGAAACTCGTTAATC